TCGTAGAAGCCCTCCACGAGGATCTGGGCGACGGTCTGCCGCCGCTTTGCACCACAACGCATGAGGAACCGTACAACGCGCTGGAGCGCGAAGGAGCGGTTCCGTGTATCTACCCGATACAGGCTACCGGAAACTCCGGACGAGACCCGAACAGCGAAATGCTGGATTACATAGAGCGCGAGTTTGAAAACGGGAACTTCCAACTGCTTACCGCCAATCTCGACGAGGGCATGACGGCCTACAAGCTGAAGCACGGGATAAAAGACGATCTGGAAAACGCCAAGATCCAGTTCCCGTATCTCAAGACCCGCGAGCTTTGCCGGCAAGTGGCAAACCTTCGGAAAAAATATGTTTCCACAGGCTACATCGAAGCCCCCATTGTGGAACGAATCCCCAAAGATATGTGGTCCGCAACACTGTACGCGGCGCGGTTTGCGCAGCGCATGGAAAAAGAAGAGCTCTATTTTCTGAACCGCCGGAAAAACGACTATGCAGACGCTTACGACGCGATGCAGGCCGACCGTCTCTCCACCACGATACAGGTTAAGCCGCGAGCCATACACCGGCTCGGAAGGATGTGCATGCGCCCATGACGATTGAGCATTACGCCCTCTACTGTATGCTCCCGACCAATGAGAATATTGACCGGCTCGCGCAGTACGATATGGCGTTTGCTAATCGGGACCACTGCCTTGTGATCGCGGAGGAGGCGCCGGAGGGCGCTATGGAAGTGGGAGAAGACGACCTGCGTCTGCTTGGCACGGATGATTGGGAGTGGATCTTTGAAATGTCCAACCGAATCCGGCAGGAGCAGGAAAAGAAATATCACGCGCAGCTCATTGAGCAGCAGAAGGCGTTCTTTTCACGCTTTGAGGAGCTGCTGAAAGAGCAGGCGAAGGAGATAGCCAATGCCGCAAGAGACGAATAACAAAGCTGCACGGGAAATGCCGCAGGACTATTTCGCGCGATATATGGCGTCTCTCGGGCAGGAATACCAGGCTCTGCCGATGGACAGCGTGTATCAGGCATTTATGGGCGCGGGCGGCATGGGGTATATGCTCAACTGGCCATATATCCAGAACAAGCGCGTCAAAAGCGTCAATTCGCTGCCCGCCAATTTCAGCAAAGACGACATCGAGCAGATGGTGGCGGCTCCGGAGGGAAACGAACAGGCGCTCCGCCAGGTGTCCGCCGCGCTTGCGTCCAGCACCAAGACCTATGACCTGATTCTCCAGACATATCAGGACGTATTGACCTACGACTGGTATGTATATCCGGGATATACGCCGGAAAAGCCGGACAAGGCGACGCAGCTGCGCGAGTATGCCATGGCGATAAAGCTCGCGGAAACCATGAATATCAAGGCGAAAGCCCATGAGATCGTGGGTCTGTGCGCGCAGTACGGCAAGGTGTTTTACACGCCGCGCATTTCCATGGACAAGAGCCACGGGAAGGTGAATTACGCCTTTCTCCAGCAGCTCCCGGAAGATTACATCAAAATCGTCGGTTGGAACAACGGACCGGGAAAGTACACGATCGCATTCAACCTGATGTACTTCGTGCAGCCGGGAAACGACTGGCGGCAGTTCGGCGATCTGTTCCGGCCTTATATGCAGTCGTTCTACTCCGTGGTGCAGCCGGAAGGCAAATATGTGTACTCTTCGCAGGAACACCGGTCTCAGAATTACCGAATCGACACAGACAAATTTGAGACCGCGAAAATGAACGAACTGCCCGGCGCGCCGGAATGGCAGTATGCCGGGAATAAGTGGTTCTACTGGGTCATTCTCCCCGCCGATAAGGTCTTCTCGTTTGAGATCGTAGACCGAAACGCGCTCATGGCACCGCCGACGACCGGCATGATGGTGTCCTTGACGCAGATACCGAACTACGAAGCGGCGCAGATGGAAGTCATCCTGAACCCGCTGACGAGCGTTCTGACCGGCAGTTTGGAGACTTACGACCCGAAAGGATCTTCCAACGCCGACCCGGTTCGCGTATCGGAAAAGACGAGACGGCTCTTCGAGGCGTATTGGTACCAGATGCTTCAGGCGACCAATACGTCCGGCATCGGATTGTATCTCGCGCCGGCGGATGATTTGAAGCTGCAGACGCTTTCGGACACGGTTTCCAACACGAATATCACGTCCACGGCGCTCAACGACCAGATCCTGAAAGCCGGTCTTACGGCGCTTATTCCTACGACGAACGACCCGAAGGTCGGCGTGGCACAGCTCTCCGCGCAGATCCAGGCGCGGTATCCGATGCTCATCTACTGGGCGATCGAGCGGATGATGAACTGGGTCTTTGAGCAGCAGCGGTTCAAATGCCCGTTCAAGTTCCGCATGTTCGGCGACATCTTCTCGCGGAAAGAAGAGATCGAGAGCGCCCGACAGGGGGCCACGCTCGGCACTCTTCCGGAAACGCTGAAATATGACGCGCTGATGGGGCACTCGCTGCTGGATGACATGGCGATCTCCGATTTCGTTTCGGAGAGCGGGATCCTTGATAAGCGCAAACCGCTTGTCACGTCCTACAGCGCCAAGCAGGACACGTCAGGGCTGCCGCCGCAGGCAAAAAAAGACCTGAACCCGGGCGGACGACCGGCGGAAGACGGCTCCATCAACGGGGAAGTCACGGAGAAAGTGAAAATCGACGCACGGCTCCTTGATGAGCTGAGGCGCGCTTTGGAGTGAGGTGAGCGAGATGCGAGAGTTCAGAGGGGCATACCGGAACGAACGGTATGCGGGGCTCTATGAGCCGATGCGCCGCGCTATGGCGGCAATGGGCAAGGCGATGTGGTGGTTTGCCGCGCTCAAAGAGCAGACGTGGTATCAGGGCTACGCCGGCGTTACGGCGGCCATCCACGCGCTGGAGCACAAACAGCCGGAGTACATCGACGAGCTGAAGGACATTATGGCAAAGCTGGGACTGCCGCTGAGCTACCCGCCCATTCCGGAGCTCGATATGGAGTATCCGGGGCTCTCCGGTACGTTCGACATGTGCATCGGTCTTCTCGATGAAGTAAATGATGCGCTGTCCGGCATCGTGGAAGTTTGCGATACGGCCAATTATGAGCCGCTGGCACGCTATGCCGAAAACGTACAGATGGAAAACTTTCAGGATCGGCAGTGGCTCGTAGAAGCAAACACCATGGCAGAAAACGGCGACGGCAGCACGACCTCTTACGACAGCTGGTTCGTGAACATCCTGAAAGCGCCGCAGAAGCAGTAAGCGGGAGGGAAAACCGCATGGCAAAAAATCGATACAAACCGAACGGCGACGACGGGAAGAACCTGAGCTTTTCCGGCAAGCTGAAAATCCTTGAGGCAGTAAACCGGAAACTGTTCCGCGTGGAAGTTTGGGCGCTGAACAACGAGGTCAACCGGAACGGTTGGAAATATATCAATCTTGATTCGCATCTGAGCGAATTTGAGGATATCCCGCTCCTGACGGCATATCTGCAGGACGGGACGATCGGAGACGGGCATAATTACGACACAAAAGTAGACCCCGCCACCGGAAAAGAATACGTTTCGTTCACCGCGCCGGACGCGGAACGGATCGTTGGATGGGTGCCGAAGAACGCGCCACGCCGCATTGAGCGGGACGGCGGCACCGACTGGGTAGTTGTTACGGGTTATCTGTGGGCATGGTACAGCAAGGAGCTTGTTGACAAGATCGCCGGACAGGGCGGCGGCCTTGACGTGTCTGTGGAGACCCTTGTGACGAAGGAACACCGCGAAAACGGTGTGGATGTCGAGGAAGAATATCTGATTCTCGGTATCACCATTCTCGGCAATGGAGTACGCCCCGCCGTGCCGGGCGCGAACATCCAAGCGCTTGCCGCAATGAGAGCGAGCAGCGAAAAACGGGAAATTCTGAAAGCTGCGTCGCTGGATGACGCCCCGCACGGAACCAATAAACCTGAGAAACAAGGAGTGAGAGTAAATATGCTTTCCAAAAAGCGTCTGGATGATCTGACGGCGAAGTTCAACGGCTTCACCTGCATCGGCGCTTCTGAGGATACGAAGGTCATTGCGCTGCTCAGCGAGAGCGGCGATCCGCACCTTTACGTTTCCGAGGACAGCGACATGGGCAGCGTGATCCCCGAACGGATCCGCCAGGCATCCGCTACTGTTACTTTCTCTGCCGGCGACGACAACGTTCAGACGGATTTTGAGTCTGCTCTGTCCGTTGCCATGAATCGCTGCAATGCGGCGGAGAAAGAACTGAAAGAGACGAAGGACCGGCTGGAAGCCGTGGAAAAGTCCCTTTCTACTGCTGTTACCCGCGAGAAATCCCGCCGTCTGGAAGCTGCCAAGAGCGCTTGCAGCGACGAACTCGCCCGCATCAACCAGAACCGTTCCGAAGACCGGCGCTTCAGCGACGAACTCTGCAAGGACCTCATGGAGAAGATCAACAACAACGAGTTCACCGAGAACGAAGATGCCGACGGCAACTGGACGGGTGACAAGGCGATCCGCGCCGCCGTCAAAGGCCTCTGCATGGATGAGCAGATGCGCATGGACGAAGAGGACCGCAAGGCTGACAAGTCCTACTTCCAGTGGGGCATGAAGTCGAACAGCAAGGCCGACGAACCGCATACCATCGGCGAAAAGATGCGGGCCGGCATCTGACACAAGAAAAGGAGTGAATGAAAAATGAGTTTCACGGCTAAAACCGCTTTTGAGCCCCGCATGTGGAACAACCGGTATAACGATCTGCAGAACGTTGCCGGTCAGTTCGGCGCTATGGTTAGCACGACCTGGACGCCTGCGGATTGCAGCGCCGGCATGTTCTGCGTCAAGGGCGATCATCTGCCGAACGGCGGATACAAGATGACTCTTGCCGCCGACGGCAAGGGCGATATTTACATCTGCAACCCAGGCGATGTGCAGCGCGGCGTGATCGGCACGCAGCTTTACGCTGAGGGCGTCAACACCCTCGGTCTCGGCGCTCCTGCCGGTCGTCTCGCGACCTACACCAAGGCCATCCCCGGCGAGACCTATGCTTTTGGCGACGGCAACTTCTCCACGGTTATGTCCGCCGACAATAAGTACGCGACCATTGCCAACGGTCTTCTGGTCGGCACCAATGCCGCCCCTGCCGCCGGCAGCGGAATCTATTTCGAGCTGGACGCGGCTCTCGGCATTGACAAGTTCACCGAGGGCAATACGGTTCCTTTCAACCGTTACAACGTCCTTTGCCGCAACATTTGAGAGAGGGGGATAACGAGAAATGGAGTCTCTGAAACTTAATTCCGGTCTCGCCCTGCTGAACAGCAGCAAGGTGAGCTCTGACGCAAGAGAAGTGCTTGTCGCGGAAGGCAAAGCGCTTGTTCTTGAATCCGTTGGTTTCGCAAAGAACAAGGCTCTTTCCAAGGCGGAGCGCCCGACTATCGACTTCGGTAGTTCTTTCAAGAACGCGTCGGATTATGAGAAGTACGCCCGCAAGTGGACGGATGATGTTCTCCACTTCTGCGCCAAGAAGGTCAACGACTTCAACGGCGTGCGCACCAACCGTGACGAAAAGGCGACGTTCGCCAATCCTCGCCTCGCGGCTAACCCCATGTATCTCCAGCTTCTGAGTGACGTGATGAATGAAGTGCTGTACACCACCACTCCTTACGTTGTCAACGAACTCGTCGGCGACATGGTAAGCACCGTCACCACGCCCAAGGGTCAGACGTTCACGGCGGCTATTACCTCCAACGAGGTCTTCAAATGGGAGGACGCGACCTGGACTTCCCTGCGCTCCGTGCCGGAAAGCCAGCTCTACCACAAGACCATCACCCTGAACCCGACTCCCACGGCGTGCCGTGGCCGTATCAATTACTACCAGATGGTCGGCAACGGCCTGAACATGGTAGACACGCTGGCGGCTCTCGCCGGTGGCTATGGCGCGATGATTATGCAGAAGTTCACTACTGCTTTCACCGCGGCTGCAGCTAACACCACTTATGTGCCCGCTGCCCTGACTGCGACCGGTTACACCGACCAGAACTGGGCGACGATTGTGCAGAACGTGGCGAAAGCCAACCGTGTCCGCCGCACCGACATCATCGGCTACGGCAACTTCCTTGCTCTGCGCAAAGTGCTGCCCGACAACGCCGGCCTTGCCAGCGCGATCATGATGCAGCTCGGCAATGAGTATTTCCGCAATGGCTACATCACGAGCCATGATGGGACGATGCTCTATGAGATTACCCCTACCTCTACGCCGGAGACCATCAACACTACCATGACCGACGTATTCCCCAGCGACATGATCGTCCTCGCGGCTCGCGCCACCGAGCGTTATGCCCCGATGATCTGCTGCTTCGAGGAAGGCGGCCAGGGCATGCTGAACCTGACTCCGGGCGACAACGTGATCGCCACCGGCAACATCGAGGTCGAGCAGTTTGCTTCCCTTGAGATTGCCCCGGCATTTGCCTCCCGCATCGGCATCATCAACTCCGTTACCTGATTTCTGCAGCGAGGGGTGGGAACCCCACCCCTCGCGTTCTTAAAACGTCCAGAAGGAGGAAATTATGATGGGACGTACCCCTTTGACAGAGGAAGAAAAGAAAGCCCGCGCTGAAGCGCGCAAAGCATCCAAAACGGCTATTACGGATGCCATCGCGGAATCTGAAGAAGAGATCCGGGAAGAGGCGAGCCACAAAGAGACAGCAGCCGCGCCTCCGATCGTTCAGGTCGTTACGCCGCAGGCGCAGATGGTGAAGATCCTGTACGTGGATACCTGTATCCCCGGAAACCAGATTCCCATTTCCAAGGGCAGATTTATCAGCGGCTCTGGCCGAGTGTTCAGCGTGACGCTTGAAGAGTTCGAGGGCGAGTTTATGACGCCGTTCCACATGGGCCTGCTGGAAAAGCGCAAGTTCATTGTTCTGGACGGTCTGACCGACGAGCAGAGAGCGCAGTACCACTGCGATTACGCCGAAGGCGAGGTCGTGCGCAACGAGGGCATGTTTGACTGGTTCTTCAGCCTGAGTGAGGCTGAGGCGGTCAACAAATTCCGTCAGCTTTGCCCGCAGCACCGCGAGCTTGTTGCCCGCCGCTTCCTTTCCGCATTTGAGAGCGGGGATAACCGTGTGGACAGAAGCCGCGTGGAAAAGCTGAACGAAGCCGCCAAAGAGCTTGACGGCAAGAAGCTCTTTGCTCCCATCATTCAGGAGCTCAACAGCCGGGCCGTGTGATCCTCGGAGACGGCGCGCCGCTCTCCGCACAAGTTGGAGGAATTGCTATGACGACAGACGCTCTCATTGTGGGAGTTCTCGGCGGCGCGGCCGGCGCTGCTTTCATAAACGGGCTCTTCCGTCTGGCAGAACAGCGAAGAAACCGTAAAGCACAGAAAGAAGATCGGGAAGAGGAAAAGCACGACTTAAATGCCGCGCAGAGCGAGGATATACGCAAGCTGCAGCAGGATATGGACGCGCAGAAAGCCTCTCAGGCGAACATGATGGCGGCTCTCCGGGAAGTTCTCGGGGCCAAGATCAAGGAGCTGTGTCTCCTCTACGTCGAAGAGGGTAGCATTCTGAGCAGCGACTACGAAGACCTCAAGCGTATGCACAAGGTGTATCACGACGCGCTGAACGGCAACGGCTTTTTCGACGACCTTATGTATAAGGTCCGAAAACTTCCTTTGAAAATTACACATTCAACGACAAAGGAGTGATTTTGACATGCAGGAAATTCTTGTTGAATCCGTTCTGCAGATTGTGACGCAGGCAGTGCTTATTCTGCTCAGCCTCGCCGGGACCTGGGCGGCTACGAGGCTTGCCAAAACGCAGAAGTTCCAGTCCCTGTCCGCTGCCGTGACCGAAGCTACCGCAATGGCGCAGCAGACGGTTTCCGCCCTGCAGCAGACGCTGGTTGACGGCTGGAAGGCCGCAGCACCGGATGGGAAGCTCACCGACGAGCAGATCGCACTTTTGAACCAGAAACTTCTGGAAATTACCAAGTCCAAGATGAGCGACGCCGCTATTAAACTGATTCTCGGCGCCAATAAGGACCTGAACGCGATCATACAGGACGCCGGCGAAGCGTGGCTTCGCAAGATCAAGGGCGAGGAATGAATCATTACGGGAGGCAGTGCCATGGGAACCGCATGGGAAACAATCGAAACGCAGGCCATGACCTACATACAAAACGATATCTCGCTGGTTTGGGATATGCGCAACCGCCTCCCGGTCTTCTACAATCGTATGCTTTCGTATATGCGCGAGGCTATCCCGCTGTTCAACCGACCGGCGGAAATGGTCGTGCGGCTTGCGCAAAATACGCCGCCGGAGTTTACGGACGGCGTTTACACCGCAGAGGAAACCACCACCGGCACCACCGAAATCGATACCGGACTGACAGGGTATGACATCGTATCTGCCGGGGTCGTCTCCCAAGATGCTTACGGAGACCCGCAGTATAACCCGCTTCCTGTCACCTACGACAGCGCGACGGGCATTGTAACGATCGGGCAGGGCATTGCGGCGGGGACGGAAATCACGATGGATTTTTATAAATCCGGAAGGTTCCGCGACGAACTGAACGCAACGGAAATATCTATTCTTGCGTTCGCTGTTTATTTCGTCTGGGAACAGAGATTCGACAACGACGCGATCGAGCGAAAAAGCAAGATCCGCGACGGGTCTTTCACGACGATCAGCGAGGCGAGCCAGACGAACGCCAACTCCGGCCGTCAGCGGCTCGTTGCCGAACAGCTCTACGGGAAAATGCGCGAGTACGAAACCAACGTGGCGTATCTCAACACCGTTAAAAACTACAACCTGTGAGGAGGGCTTTACAGCATGGCAAATCTTGAGCGCATGGCAAAAAACGCCGCCATGCTGGGAAACGCCCCAAGCCCCGCCGCCGGTGCCGCATCCAAGTTCAACAAGGGGCTGAACCAGCAGTATTTCGGAACAGACACGACGGCTTATGCCGCCGCTTACGGCGCGCTTGCCTCCGACTGCTTTGACGCGGTGTGTCAGGGTCTTTCCGCGCCGGACTGGTACGACTACACCCCCGTCCGCATCCGCTCCTCTGCCACGTCGCAGAGCAGCATGGGCGAGACGATGCCGGACGACTGGCACAGGGTATACATCATTGCTCCTGCGGGAATCGCGCACATCCCGCAGGGGGCTTACATGAAATACGGCGGGAATACATGGATCGTGTTCAAGCCGAAAAACATTGGCAACACCTACGCGCACGCCATTGTTCGCCGCTGCAACGCCGTTATCAACCGGCTGGATTACTACGGCAATATCGTCAGTGTGCCGATGAGTTTTGCCAAGATCAGCACGCTCGGCAACGCAAATCAGGTGACGGAAGACAGCATTATTGCCAAGAACTATATCGCCTGTATCTGCCAGAGAAACAAGGTCAGCAGCGAGTTCACCGAAAATACCCGGTTCGTGATGGGGAAGAGCGCCTATGCCATCCGTGGTCTGAACGATTTTACGAGAGAGTTTACGGATGATGCGGACAGCGTTCACCTTCTGACATTCACCGTGGAGCGGAACGAGCCGCTGCCGCAGGACAGCATGGAAAAGCAGTGCGCGGACTACGGCTCGTTCTCGTGGAAGCCCGTGCTGACGGCAGCAGAGGAAATGCCCGTCGGAACGACGCAGACGGTTGCGGTGCAGAGCGTCCGGAACGGCGCTGTCGTCGTTTCTACGGACGAACATCCTATCCGGTATCTCTTCTACAGCAGCGACGAAAACGTGCTGACAGTGGACGACAGCGGCCTTGTGACGGCGGTGAGAGCCGGAAGCGCTGTTATTACGGTGTGTCTGGCGCAGAATCAGGAGATCAGCGCGGACGTTACCATTACCGCGGCAAAGAGCGGAAATTCGTTCACGGCGTTTACCACGCCGCCGCCGGCGACATTGCGGGCGTTCGATTCCGTTACATTTTCCGCAGCGTTCTTCCGGAACGGAGCGGCAACGGATGAGGCTGTGGAGATCGTCGTTTCCGGTGCGCCGGAAAGCGCTTATTCCATCGAGAGCGCAGGAGAAAACATCTGGAAGATCACCGGGTATGCCGCGGCGTTCGACCCGCTGGTCATTACAGCGGTCTGCGGAGAATACAGCGTGACGGCTCAGACAGCGCTTACCACATGACCAACGGAGGATATCAGTTATGGACTGCAAATATGCCTATCTTGACCCGCCCAACGAACATATCTTATGCCGCAGGGAGACGCCGCCCGTGTTCGGCGATAAGGCAAGCTATTTCCACGCGCTCTGCTCCTGCCAGGAGTTCTGCCCGGCAAAGAACTGCCACAAGCTTTCTCCCGACTGGGGAGAGTGCATGAAGCGCAAAGAAGATTCCACCGCTCCGGCGGTGAAGACTGCGGCCAAACGCAAAAGCGGAAGCCGCAAGTAAAAAAGACCAGCCGAAAAGGAGTGTTATGCATGGCTGTCATCACGATTACCGAAGCGGATCTTGCGAAAGCGAGCACCTATATTCCCATAGAGTCAAAGGACCGCATCGCCCGCATCGTTGCCGCGTTCTGCGTTGAACCGGCGGATGGGGAAAACGGCGCGCCCGTATATCGAGAGAACCGTAAACTCCGGCAGATGTTCCTCATGGGCATTCTGGCGGAAATGTATCTGCACCGAGATTACCGGATTCAGCGGGTAAAGCTCGGAGAGAGCGGCGAAGAGCAAGATGTGAGACTGCTCATGCAGCTTTCGGAGTATGACGATTGGGCTGGATCTCACGTCATCAATCAGCTGGAACGCTTGAAAAAGGACAAAACAAAGAAGGTTTCCAACACGGTATACGACCTTCTTTATGACTATAAAGCCTTTGAAGGCATGATCTTCGGCGCTATCCGCGATGAGTTGGAAGCGCGGAACGATGCGCTGCATCGTGCGGCGGCGGTTCTCTGCGAGATCACGCCGGACATGATAAAAACTGCGGTCGGCGAGATCCGCGAAGCCGCGAAGAACGGCGGGGATGCCCATGAAGCAGAATGACTGGGTGAACGTTCAACCGACGACGGACTCCCCGTACTACCCGTTTTGGAAAGTCTTGGCGTCAAACTCCATGGCAGGAGCGGAAACGCTGCCATACCTTCTGTCGCGGTACCTCATGGACATGGAGAGCCCCGGTTACACGCCGCCGAGCGATAACCGCTACCCGCGGGCTCGGCTGAAGAAGCTGCTCTACTGGGACGGCGAAAGGCCGCTCTCCCAGCCACTTCCCACGGGAGAGCAGATACGCACGATACTGTTCGACCCGGAGCTTCCGGCCAATCCGCCGGATGAAAAGCGCGGCTACCGCGTGTTTGCGCAGGATCTTACGCGCCAGTCGCAGTACAACGCGCAGTCCATCCTTCGCATTGCGCTGGGAGAGATCACGACGATACGGGCCCGGAACCGCGCGGTGTACCGACAGACGGTTATATACACCATCATGACCAACTACGCGCAGGAAGCGAATCTCGGAACGCCGGGAAACTCCCGCTCCTACGCGATGCTTCAGGCCGTTATGGAGGCGACGGAGGGAGTCAACGTCGGCGGCGTTGGGCCGCTGTTCATGAGCCGCGTGACCAAGGTGGACGATGAACGCGCCAATCTCGGTTACAAGCTCTACCAGTATGTGGACTGGTACGGCACAGACGAACACCCGACGTTCGCCGAATGACAATGTTATGGACGATGCAAAGGAGTTTTTATGAGCATCGAAGATAAATACGCGGAAGCCATACGCGAGAATCGACCGGTGGAATATGCGGGGCTGGAGTTCTGGCCGCTGACGGTGCGCGATTATGCCCTGTACCATAATGCGCGGATCGCCTTTGAGCTGATGCAAAGCTCCCTGCCGCCGAAGCTGGCGCGGCTTTCGTGGTGCGCGTGCCTGTACGAACTGGATAAAACCGCGCAGGAGCAGAACATAGCCGGAAATTTCTTCTATTTGGCTATGGCAGTGCTTGTAAAAGCGCTGCGGCTCGAGACGTTTTCCGACCGAAGGACCGGGGAAGCGATGCTGCCCATCCAGTTTCAGACGCGGAACGGCGTGCTTGACGCGATTTTCATCCAGGGCGAGTTTTGCCTCAGCATGCCGCAGATGGACGAGGTGCGGCGCATTATTGCGGCACAGAACTGCTATGAGATACCGGATGAGAATTATAACCCGGAGCTCGTTGCCGCTCTGCAGTATACTGCCGCGCAGCAGGAAAGCGATCTTGTGCTGGACTTTGACGCGCTCGTCTATTCCGTGGCGATCAACGCGCACACCGATCCGGCCTCCGTGTGGGGCTGGACGATCCGAGACTTTCAGAAAACGCAGGAGGCCATCGACCGAACGCTTGGATATCAGGTCTATACCACGGCTTCCATGTCCGGCTTCGTGACCTTTCCCAAGGGCAATCCCTTCCCAACGTGGAAATACGCCCGCAAGGTCAGTCTGCCGGGCGCCATGAAGACCATCGACGATCTCGACGCGGGAGCTAAAGGGCTTCTTGCTGACACTACAAAGGAGTGACTTTCGATTATGAACTACACGTTTAAGCCCGACTATATGTTCACCAAGGGCATTGTGTATGCGGAGTTCTTTGACCCCGCTACCGACAACCTCGTTGGCTTTTCCAAGTACGTCACCGATTTCGGCCTGAACGGCAGCATGAATAGCGGCGACGTGGAGGGCGGCCCCGGCAACATGCTCGTCATGTGCATCCCCGACACGGCCCGCCTTGCTATTACGGCGAAGACGGCGGACAGCGCGCTCAACAACATGGCGATCACCATCGGCAGCGACCTTGCCGCCAACGGCGTTGTGGAGACCAGCACCGTTGTTACCGCGACGGGCGCCAATCTGACCGTCAACAATGCGGTGGCTCCGCTCGGCGGTTCCAACGGCGCGGTTGCCTACATTCTGACGAGCTCCGGCTCGGACAAGGCGACGGTCGAGCAGAACAGCGGCACGGCGTATCCCGTGTCCTCCGCCGGCGTTATCACCGGCTTCACGGCAGTCAGCGGCAACAGCTACTGTGTGAAGTACTTCGTGCAGAACTCCAGCGCTCTGCAGCTCGGCATTCCGGCACTCTTCCAGCCGAAGGTCGTGCGCGCGCACTTCGCCGTCAACTGCTACGCGAAGAAGACCGGCTCGGATGTTATGGCGTCGAGTCTCTACAAGATCCGCCATTACTACATCCCGTACTACTTCTTCACCAACGGTATGCAGGACAGCGTTGGGCAGACCTCTACCGGCAGCGTTGACCTTTCCGGCAACTGCCTGACCTACGAGGAGGCCGTTGGAGCCGGTCTGTGCGACAACTCCGGTTCTCAGTCCTACGGTTTCATCGTGGACGAGTTCATCGGCAGCGACACGAGCACCTACGGCGTGGACGGCATCTACTTTATCGGTCTCGGCTCCGGCGCGTCTGTTGCCCACGGCGAGACGATCACCCTGCCGGTGAAGTATTCGGTTGGCGGCATCCTTGCCAATATCTCCGATATGAGCAAGGTCACGTTCGCGTCCGCTGCGGCGGCCACGGCCAAGTTCAACGATGCGCACAGCAATGTGCTGTCCGGCGTTGCGGCTGGCAACACCACCGTTACCGTGAGCGTTACCAATACGCTCACCAACGAGACCTATACGGACACGATCCCCGTGACCGTTACCTGAGCATGATAAAGCCCCGATCCGGCATCGGGTCGGGGCTTTCCCCCTGCTTCGCTGAAAGCGCGTGAAATATCACGCTTTTTCCGGGAATCAGGAGTGATTTTCATGAGCGTACTGGACCAGTATTACACCATCCGTTCGCGCATACAAAGCGCCGTAGCCTCCGCACAGTCGGAACTGGCGGCGGGGCTGAAAGCGGCTATCCGGCGCTCGGCGGACGAGCGGGTATACAGCTATGAGGCGTCGCCGTGGGCGATGGAGCGCCGCCGGTATCAGCTCGGCGCGGACAGCAATCTGGCTGCCGTTATCAGCGACGACAGCGTGGAGATCACCAACGAGACGACGCTGCAGACCAACGGAAGCGAGCCGGAAACGCCGTGGGTAGAATCCGGTTATCGTCAGGGCGACGCCGGACCGCGTCCGTTCATGGAAGAAGCGCTGCGGGATTTTGTGGATTCCAGCGAGGCGGAGGCCATCGTCGTATCGGCGCTGTTGGCGGCGGGGTTTGAAGTCGAAGCGGGTTAGTTTATGCCGTTCTGTTTTTCCCATTCCAGCAGCCAGGGGTTTTCCTCGTACAGTTTACGGCGACGCTCATCAATTTCTGCGTTTGCCTTTTCCAAGCGCCGCTTTCGCTCTTCAATTTTTGCGTATTCGGCGTTCAGATCCACAACAGACGCGCGCCCGGAATTTTCACAGTCGGAGCGTGCGCAGTCAAAAGCTGCTGCATCGGATAGTCCGGCGGATTTGTATATGTTGTATTCCGTGTTGAGTTCAAGCAGCTCAATCAGGAAAGTCTTCAGGCTCACTTCTCACACTTCCTTTCTACCATATATGGCAAGCAGACAGCCAAAACGCAACCATTTCATAAAGAAATTTTATCACGCTTTCCAATAAAGCTCAAGTACAGGCGGTGAAAAAATGGCAGATACCATTGTCCTGCGGACAGAACTGCGAGACGGCGCCAACGTTCTGGCGCAGCTGACGCAAATCGACGCGAAGGCGAAAAGCCTGGGTGCCAAGCCGGTCACTATCGAGATAAAAGTTACCGGTGCGGCCGGGATCGAGAAACTGACACGCCAGCAGCTCGCATTGGCTTTGGCCCAAGAGCGCCGCCGTATAGCCGAAACAAACCTTGCGATTGCACAGGAGCGCACAAAGCAGACGGCGAACCAGGTGGCGGCGGCAAATACCCGCCTGCAGCAGGAGACCCAGCGAACCACTACCGAACAGGAGCGGCAAAAGACGGCAGCGGCAAACCTGGCGCTGCAGCAGGAACGGACGAAAACAGCTACTGAACAGCACGCAAATGCGGAAGCCAATCTTCAAAGGCAATTAAACGGCACCTCACAGGCAGCTTCTTCGTTGGGGGCTTCTCTGGTAAAGAGCTTGGCAAATAGAGCATTGACGGCTGCTTTGCAGGCGATGCGGCAGTCCCTCCGCGAAGCTCTGTCCACCATGAAAGAGGTGGACAGCGAACTCACCACGATCCAGAAGGTCACGGGGGCAAGCGACAGCTATATCGCCGGACTTAACGACCGCGCTTACGAAACCGCGAGCAAATACGGCGTGAAGGCCAACGAGTTTCTGCAGAGCGTTGCCGAGTTCAGCCGCGCCGGTTATGGCGAGCTGGCGGAGGGGCTTGCCGAAGTTGCCACGAAAACGCAGCTCGTCGGCGACATCAATTCCGAGACGGCCAATAAAATGCTTATCGCCATGGACGCGGCGTACAAACTGGGCGGCTCCGTGGAGGCGCTGTCTCTCATTGTAGATCAGGCGAACGAGATCGACAACAACTATGCGACAAGCATCGAAAAGCTGGCGAGCGGCATGCCTATCGTCGCCTCGGTAGCGGCGCAGGCACACATTACGCAGGAACAGCTTCTGGCCGCGCTCGGAACGATCACGGCTAAAACGCAGGTGTCCGGCAGCGAAGCGGCGCGCGCGTTCCGCGCCATCGTCCTCAACATCATGGGTGACACCACGACGGAAGTTGAGGAAGGCGTCACCGTAACAAAAGAAGAGATCCAGAGCCTCAGCGATGTTCTGGAAGTTTACGCGAGTGACGTGGTTGAGGCAGCAAGGGCGACCGGCGAGCTCGTCAATCCGATGGAAGCCATTGCCGCGCTTTCCAAGGCGATGAAAGAAGGAGCGCTGACGGAGCAGCAGCTCATGGAGATGCTGTCCGGGCTTGGCGGAAAGCTCCGAACCAACTCGCTCGTCGCGCTCGTTGAAGGTTTTGATACCTACAAGAAGATGCTGGGGTCTCTGGGAGACGCTGCCGGAAGCGCGGACAACGAAGTGGGCACAATGCTCACAAGCTGGCAATCCAAAGCCAATATCCTCAAAAACACCTGGACAGATCTGGTTCAGACAGTTGCCGGGTCCGATAAGTTCAAAGCGTTTCTCGATGATGTCAACAGCGCTTTAAGTACATTAGTCGAGTTGTTTAGCGGAGACGAGACAACGTCAGAAGACTTTCGCAGCGCCTGGCAGGAAGCAGCGAATGAACGCGACGCGCTTATAGCAAAGGGCGAGAAGTTGACGGATCAGGAAGAACTCCGCCTTAACTATCTACGGGAACAAACAAAGGAACTGGCGCGGCAGGCGCTATATGCCGAAAGAGAAGAAATAAGAACACGGCTCGAGGATCAAAGGGCGACTCCCGATTATGTCTGGATGAGCGCGGGTGCAGACGCGACAAACAAGAACACCCTGTTAAACCAGCTTGGGGCCTTAAATAGCGACTACTACCAGACCGGCGCGAAAACTCTTTCACAGTATCGGGATGGGCTGAAAGCGCTTAGCGAGCAGTATCAAGGATACGCCACTGTCCTGGAAGAGGCACAGGACGCAGGGCTCAAGCTGAATCAGGCAGACGAACGAGCACTGTGGGCGTGGGAGCAGCTGCAAAGCGCCATTAGTACTCTCAACCATTTAACGGGAGAATCAACAGAAGAAACCGAAACCAGCACGGACACTGCTTCCGACAATGCGGATGCTGTTGATAAACAGGCGGAAGCCTACGAATCGCTCTCTGACCGCGTAAAGGACGCGGCCAGCGCGATAGACAGCTTTAAGAAGGCGGCGGCGTCCGATCAGGACGACGGATTCCAGGACATGGCGGACGCTTACGCGAAAACCATGGAGGAGATAGCCAACGGGCGCATCAGCAGCAACACGGCACAGGCGGGCTATGGTCTGTTCCTCTCGGATAAGGAGCGCGAAGCTCTCGAAAATGATCCGCAGAAAATGGCGGCGTACATTCAGGGGCTGGAAGGGCTGAAAGCCATGCTCAGCGGCGGCGGAGAGGATGCCGGAGCCGGGTTTGCACAGTGGCTCTATAATGCGGCGGATGCGGAAGGAAAACTCCGCGACGAAAACGGAAAGCTGCTGGCGTCTTTTGAGAAAACGGACAGCGGGCTCAGCTTCACCGTGGAGAGTCTGCAGGATCTCGCCGACTATACCGGAGTTTCGGAGGACGTTATCCTATCCTGGGCGGAGGCCATGGGTGTCTACGGCTCGGAAATCTACAACGCGGGCGATCAGGCACTCAAACTCGCCGAAGACGTAGGCGCGCTGACGAAGGCAGCAGACGGGACGCAAAATGTTGATCTTGACAAATTCCGCAAAGGCTTGAGCGAAGCCGGAAAAAGTCAGGAGGAAATCGAAGGGCTTGTTTCTACGCTTCAGAGCATCGATGGGATCACTTTCGAGGCGACAGAAAGTGCGCTCGATGAGGTATCCGAGTCCGTTGATTCATTGCCCGAAGATGTAAATATCAAGCTCATGGCCGATGCCGTACCAGCGCTGGGGGCTATTCAGGAAGTAGAATCCACATTGTCCGGTCTGACCGGGAAAAACTGGACGGTCCGCATTGGCGCGAACATCGCGGGATTTAATATAGGACACAAAGCCTCGGGCGGCAAGAGCTCCGGCGGCGGTCTTACGCTTGTCAACGAGCAGGGACCGGAGATCATTCAGGAAGGCAGCACGGCGCGCATTGCCGGAGGCGGCGAGCCTACGGTAACGATGCTGGCACCCGGCGCAATGGTGTACACGGCGCCGCAGACGCGCCGGATGCTGCATGGACAGCGGCCGGACGGCCTGTTTCGAGCGGCGGCGAGGGGCTACTACGACCCGACGGGAGAGCTCGGAAACCCCGACAAGGGCAAGTTTTATGTCCCCGGTCTTTCCGGGAACGCCGGCGGAAACGGCGGCGGAGGCGGCGGTTCCGGCGGCGGAGGCAACAGCGAATACTGGAAAGAGCTGCAGGAAGCGATGGACAAGAAGTTCGACGAAGCGGAAAAAGCCCGCAAAGCCGAACTTGCCGATCTGGACGCGCAGCTGGAAGCGCTCAAAAAGGCGCGAGACACCGAGGAAGACCGGCTGGAGCTCGAGGAGAAGATCCTCGCTGTTACGGAGGCGCAGGCCAAACTCGCCAACGCGCAGGCGGAGCGCAATGTGCGCATGTACAACGCCGCTACCGGCCAGTGGGAATGGATCGCCGACCAGAAGGCGGTGCAGAGCGCCAAAGACCAGCTCAAGAAGGCGCAGGATGCGCTCGACAAATACAGAAAGGATCAGGAATACGACGCGGCGGTTGCCGCCATCAAGGCGCAGCAGGACGCGGTTAACGCCCGGTATGACGAGCTGGAAAACAAGTGGAAAGAGATCCTTGAGTCCGTGGAAGAGCCGCTGCGCGAGATCGCGGACATTCTGGCGGATGTTGCCAGATCCGGCACCGACCGGCAGAAGGGCGAGACGGCCAATGTCAAGTCTCTTGCGGAGCTGATCGCCAATTTTATCGCAACGAACCCGTCCGGCTGGAAGCTTCCGGGCTACGACTCCGGCGGCGTGCTGCGCGGCATGGGCGGCGTGAAGGCCACGAGCGAGGACGAGATCGTTCTCGGACCGGCGCTTTCCGCCAAAATCCTAACGCCGACGCCGAACGCGCAGTTTGACGCTTTCGCGCGGGCTCTGGGCGCTGTTTACGGCATGCCCAATGCCGGGATACCCACGGCGCCGACGAACTCCTACGGAGCTTCTACGGACAGCCACGACACGGTATATTCGTTCCCGGGCGGCATCAATCTTACCGAGCAGCAGGCGAACACCACAACGCTCGGAGAGCTTGCACGGCAGCTGCGGATACTGAATCTCACCTGAAAGGAGACGGAAATCGTATGATGCAGGATGCCAAAGCCTTTTGGGACGCGATGCGGAGCCATGTGGCGCGGCTGTGCCGGCAGGAGACGGCAAACGCTCTCCGCGCAGAGCGGTACGACGTTACGACCGCGCCGGACGGAAAGGTCATCGGTGTGAGACAGCCCTTCGGGGCACAGGAGATAAAGATACCCTACGCGGCGGAGGTGGCCTCCGCCGCCGTGGGGGACACGGTGCTGGTGGTCTGGTGGGGGTCGATGAGCAACGCGAAGGCGTGGTTCTTCGGCTCCGGACCGGCATAAAGGGGTGAAACAATGCTCAATCAACCATCCAATATCTCCCCGGACGAAATCAACGGAAGCGGATGCGTAGACATCTCGCAGGACATGGACGTGAGCTGGCAGGTGAGCGGCGATTCCCCGATGAGCGCTTATCAGATCACGCTTTATAAAAACGACACCGCCTCCACAAAGCTTTACAGCACGGGAAAAACCACGCTTTCCGCGCCGTGGTGGGGCGTGAACTACGCCGGTGACACCGCTTTTTTCGCCGCGCAGATCGAGGCGGCGAATATGAGCGCCGCCGGCATGGCAAACGGCAACGAATACAAGATGCTTATCGTACAGTGGTTCGCTTCCAATGACGCGGGCGTTTTGTACACGGCGGGCGGAGCGGTAGCCGCCGGACAGTATTATTTCCGGATCAGCGACGCGGAATATGCCGTTTTCACGCTCGCTCAGGCGCTTGCCGCCGGCGACTCCATCCGCTACAGCACGAAAAACCATACTCTCGCTGTGACGGCGAGCGGATTTTTCTACACGCTGACCGTTACCAGAGCGGCAGAAGCCGCCGGAACGGAGCTGACAGGCACAGCCTACAGCGGCGGCGATGAATATGTTCTTCAGACGACGCCGGCGCTTTTTCTTGCCAGAAGCACACCGACGCTCGCCATCAATGCGATCCCGTCTCCGGTGAGCGTAAAGGAATATTCTTTCACGGCGACGTACTCTCAGGCGCAGGGCGATTCCATCAACTGGGTACGCTGGCGGATCGCCGATAAGGATGATACGGCGAACCCGTTTGTGGACACGGGGAAAATCTCCGGAACAGGCGAGCTGCGGGTCGATTATAACGGATTTCTCACCGGGAACACCTACTCAATCCAATGCACCGTGGAGACGGCCAACGGTGTGAGCGTTACGACGGGGTGGGTGGACTTCAATGTTTCCTATACCGTGAGCGAGACGACCGGAAACGTGACGGCGTGCCAGCTTGCCAACGAACCGTGCGTTTATGTCAAGTGGACGCCGGATGTTCTGGCACAGGGATATACGGTGCTGCGCCGGACGGTGGGCGATACGAAGCTCAAGAAGCTGGCCTATGTCGGCGCGAACGTCAACGAGCTGCGCGACTACAGCGCCAAATCCGGGGAATCGTATGTGTATTACGTTTTCCCCGAAGGCGCGCTCGTCTATCTCACGACCCCGATGGTGTCGAACGAGGCGCCGGTACAGTTCTGGTTCTGGGCTATCCTTGAGACGGAATACGACGCGCAGACGCAGTACTACAACGTTGTCGCGGCGTACTTTTTCCGGTACGGCAAGGACGGAGTGAGCGCCGGTTCCGTTTCCAACAACAATACGCCGACGCTCGAACGAAATTTCACCCGGTACCCCACGAGACAGCCGGACGCCTCCAATTACCTTACCGGAACGCTTTCCGGGTTCATCGGCGGATTTATCAACGGCAAGGCGTACAAGGACACCGTGAAGCAGTTCGACGCTCTCATGACGTTGAGCAATTCAGACAATACGCTGTTTCTTCTCAACCCGAAGGGGCACTTCCTCCGCGTCCACACGGCGAGCGCCACGGCGATCAGCATCGACTACAAGAGCCGGGTGATGCCGCAGACGGGAACGATCTCCTGGGCTGAGGTCGGGAGCACGGACGGCGTTTCCATCGTTTCCGCAGACGGCAGCCAGTTCTACCCGACGGACAACATCGTGTTCACGACGATCACCATCGACCCGACAACGGGACGGCTGCTCTGGACGACGGACACGCCTTACGAAAACGGCTCTGTTCTGTCGCTCAACGAGGACGGAGAACTTCTTCAGACGGCGAACGGCTCCTTCACTCCGGCCAGCATGGCGCTCGATGCGGACACCGGGACGCTGACGGCTACCGTCCGCTGAGGAGGGAGGCGGCATGAGCGACAAAACGATTATCGGCGCAGAGAACCGGTATGCGGCGTATCTGAACGCGCTGAAGACCGACTTCACAAAGGTGACGCGCTTGGAATTTCTGACACCGAGCGGCAGTGTGGGATACGCGCTCGACAACGACTATAAAAACCGGCGGTCGGGCGCGTTTCTCCAGCAGGGAGCGATCTCCTGCAATCTTCAGAACGGCGCGCGCCGGCAGGCGGATATCACGCTTTCCAATCTGGACGAAGAATACAACTACGCCGTGGGGCAGATATGGTTCGGGCAGCAGATCCGCATTCTGGAAGGGCTGCTTCTGCCGGACGGGACGGAATATCTCATCCCGCAGGGGGTCTTCGAGATCGTCACGCCGAAGGAGACGGTTACGCCGGACGCGAAGACTGTTACCTACCATTTGACGGACAAATGGGCGAATCTGGACGGCACGCTCCGCGGGAATCTGGAGGGCGCGTACTCGGTGGCGGCGGGAACCAACATTTTCGAGGCCATCGACTCTGTGCTCCGACTCGACCGGTTCACGATGGACAACAACGGGACGAGCCCTCTCGATGCGGCCAAGCCGATCTTTACCGGCTATTACAACCACATGACGCAGACGCTCTCAGACGGCACGCTGTGGCCGCTTACGACGACGCCATATACATACCTTTCCGCAGACAATGAAACGCTTGCAGACGTGGTTCTGGGGCTGTGCGAGATGCTGGCGGCGTGGGTGGGATATAACCACATCGGAAGGCTCATTGTTGACCCATCGCAGGACGATATCGCCGATGCTACGAAGCCGGTGCTGTGGAACTTCACCGACGCGGAAAAGCAGTTTCTCGGCGCGGAGTATACATTCCGGAATACAGAGGTCTACAACGACATCATTGTTGCGGGGGCAACATCTGACGAAGGACGGACGGCGCGGGCACGGGTGCAGAACCGCGACCCTGCCTCCGACACCTGCATCAGCCGCATCGGGCTAAAGACGCAGCGGCTCGAAATGCCGAACTACTATTCGGACGAGATATGCCGCGATTATGCAGAGTGGAAACTGAAGCGAACTACGGCGCTCACGAAAGAGGTGGCGATTACCTCAACACAGATGTTCCACATTGTGGAAAACGAGATTGTGACGGTGGTGCGCAACGACAAGCAGGGACACCCCGCGGAGCGGTTCGTTGTACAGGGGTTCACCCGCCCGCTCGGACAGCAGGGAACGATGACGATCAACGCGGTAAGCGTGAACGACTATCCGCAGATAACGACTGTTGCCGACGTCATTTCCGGCACGGCGCCGAGCCCCGATAATCCGGAGAACCCCGACGATCCCAAGCCGAACCCCGGCATCGATACGGATCTCACGTTCAGCGACGATTTCTCCACAGAGAACGGCGTTGTGAGCCTCGTGAAGGCGCAGACACCGGAGGAAGGCAACGAACACCCCATCACATCGGCAGCGGTCAGCGAATCCATAGGGAACATCAACGCGCTGCTTGCGGAAATATAAGGAGGGAACAACGTGTCCACATCCACGGAAATCACCAGAATACAGACCGCACGCAACACGATCCGCGACAAACTGATCGACCTTGGGCTTGCGCTGTCGGCCGATACGCTGGACAAGCTGGCCACGGCGATCGCGGGCATTGTGAACAACGGCGCCGTGTCCGCCGAAGTCAAGGAGGGCGACAGCTACACGATCCCTGCCGGATACCACAACGGTTCCGGAACGGTCCTCGGCGTGGCAGGTGGCGGCAACTATGTGCTTCAGGCGAAGGAGATCACTCCGACAAAAAGCCAGCAGAGCGTTACGCCGGACGCCGGTAAATACGGCCTGTCGTCCGTGACGGTAAAGCCCATACCGGATGCGTACCAGAACGTGAGCGGCGTTACCGCGACGGCGGCGGACGTTCTCGTCAACAAGATCATCGTTGACGCGACGGGCAAGACCATCGCCGGTACTCTGCCGGAAAACGGAACGGTGACGGCCACGCTGGATGCTACTACGGGGAAGCAGTCTTACACCATCCCAAAAGGCAACCATTCCGGCTCCGGCAAGGTGAGCATTGTTCTGGAAGAAAAGACCGCCACACCGAAAACAACGGCGCAGACCATGACGCCGACGGCGGGCAAGGTAATCAGCAAGTTCACTGTGGAAGCTATTCCCGCAAAATTCGGCGACGCCTCCAACGCAACGGCGGAGGCCGGAGACATCCTTGCAGGGGAAACGGCCATTTCCCTTGACGCCAACGGGAACGCCGTGGAGGTCGAAGGCACGATGCCGGATCAGGGAACGGTCACGGCGACCATCGACGGACTGACCGTTACGAGTTATACCATACCGGCCGGAAAGCATTCCGGCAGCGGAACGGTATCTCTGACGGACGACATCGAAAAGGCGCTGGCGGCCATTTAAGCGAAGGAGGGGAAGCCAATGCCCGGTATTCCTTCACAAATCGACCGGATAAACAGCGCCAAGGCAGACATAGCGGCTGCCATAGAGGAACAGGGCGTCACGGTGCCGAGCGGGACGATGCTCGACGGCATGGCGACGCTCATCCGGAAAATCGCCCCGGTCATCGACGACCGCGTGATATATACGATGCTGGATATCGATATCGAAACGGGGGCGCTTCTCTGGAGCCACTTTGACCCATATACGGAAGGTTCCGTTCTGTCGCTCAGCGACGATGGCGGCCTTATCCAAACGGCGGCGGGCAATTTCAACATTGCCGTCATGTCACTTGATGCCGAGACAGGTATCGTTTCGGCGAGTGTTTAAATGTACAAGGAGAAACGAACATGGCAACAGTTAATCTCGGACAGGCTGCGATAGTCAGCAAGGGCGCGTACAGCGCGGCGGCGTCTTACGCGCCGCTGAATCTTGTCACGCACAACGGCGGTTCCTATCTGTGCAAGCGGGGCTGCTCGAATATCGAACCGGGCGTTTCGCCCACCTGGCAGACATACTGGGTGGCGGCGACGGTCGGCATCCGGAGCTTTGCCAAAACCGGCGAGACTGCCGATGGTATGGAGTACACCGCCACGCTTTCGGACAACTCCACTTACGTTTTTGTTGTGAAAACGGCGGTGGATTACCCCATCAGCGTGGCAAACGGCGGCACGGGCGCAACGACGGCGGAGGCGGCGCGGGAAAATCTTGGAGCGCTCTCCAACGCCAACGGCGCGGTAGGCACAGCGAATCTTGCTGATAAAGCGGTTGGCATCGCCCAGCTAACGAACGAGGCGCGCTTCGGCACCGAGTTCGCGATCAGCACGCCCGGCTCAACGCCCGATCTCGCGTGGGGAAACGCCCTCGTCTGGGTGTGGGGAACGTCCATGACGATCAAGCTGACCGCGGAGGTCTCGGCACTGCTGCCGCCGAACTGGCAGACGCGGCTTTTCGCAAACGACCCGTTCACCTTTGAGTGGGAGGGCATCGGCACGCCGATCAACGTCGCCAAGGGGCAGACGGAGAGCGCGACCGGCTCCATCGCCGTCCCGGCGAAGAAGTATATCGACCTCAAGAAAATCGATAACAACATCTGGATCATCTCCGGAACATACGCCGAGCGAATGATCTACACCGGGACGAGCGAAACGCCGTCTGCCGAGTGGCAGCCGGGCGACATATACCTACAGTATTCTGTGTGAGGTGATCTGAATGGGAACGTTCAGCACTGTAGCGCCAACAAACGTCGTCGGTTGGAGCGAGGAAGTATCCGGCGAATGGGTCAATATGTACAACCAAGGAAAGTACGGTTACGCCTATAAGTCGCAATGCGCCGTGACCCGCCTTTCCGACAACTCCATATGCGTCCGTATCAAGATGTGGTCCAAGGCTATCATGGGATGGGGACCGGCGAACCGAGCTGCGTACGGCCCGTGGGGCAACAACGGCACGGAAAACGAGTTTGGACCGTTGGAAGCATACAACTACGGCAGTGATGCTTATGTGGCGGCAACGTATTACTACACGCTTCCTGCATCATATAAGGGTGCGACGGTGACTGCCGGAATGACCAGCGAGCACAGACCGACTACGGCAAGCAGCCCGGTCACTCTTACCGTACCGGAGCCGGTCGGCGATATTCTGTATTTGAACGTGAACGGCGCGGCAAAACAAGTGACGCGCGTTCTGCTGAATGTCGACGGAACGGCAAAAGAAGCCCTTGTCAAAGCCAATCCATAAGGAGGAGAGAAATCATGCTCACAGTGGACAAGGATAACGCCACCCATCTCACGTGCGGCGACACGGCACGATTTGCCATCGGTCGTGGCGTGAACACCGTAACAAAGACGAACTACACACCCACAACGGAGGTAACGTAATGACAGAAACCGAACTTCGACAGAAAGTCGTGTCCACCGCTCTCGCGTGGCTGGGGACGCGCGAGAACACTGCAAAGCATCTCGAGATGTTGGCAATTTACAATGCGCAGCGCCCGCTGCCCCGCGGCTGGAAAATGAAAGTCACCGATTTTTGGTGCGCGGCGTTCGTGTCAACGGTCTCCCTCCAGCTCGGCCTGCGCGATATCATGCCGACCGAGTGCGGCTGCCCGGGTATGGTGCGGCTCTATCAGGAGATTGGCCGCTGGGTGGAGGACGATGCTTATATCCCGTCCCCGGCCGACGTGATTTTTTACGACTGGCAGGACAGCGCAACGAACTACGCCACTACCGACAACATCGGCCACCCCGACCATGTGGGCATCGTGCTCGACTGTGACGGCAAGAACATGACCATCATTGAGGGCAACAACGCCAACGCCGTGAACAAGCGTGTGCTTGCCGTGAATGACCGCTTCATCCGTGGATTCGGCATTCCCGACTATGCAAGCAAGGCGGACGGCGCAGAGCCGCAGCCCGAACCGGCACCGGCACCGGCGCCGACGCCGACGCCGGAACCCGAGAAGCCCGCCGAGGAGACGACGGTTGACCCGTTCATCACCAAAACGGCACGAGAAGTCATCGCCGGAAAGTGGGGAAACGGACAGGCTCGCAAGGACGCGCTCGCCGCATGGTTTGCCAAAGCTGTGCAGGACGAAGTGAACCGGCTGCTTGCCTGACACGCAGACGAAACGACATAAGGAGCGACGGATTTATGCTTCCGGATTTTGAGATGGTCGTACACCGGTTTGAAGACCGACCGGATCTGACAATCATTCCCATCAGCGACGTACATTTGGGTGCTGCTGAACACATGGAGAAGGAATGGGCGTCCTTCTGCGAGAGTGTCCTTTCCAATCCTGGTGTCCGTATTATCCTTGTTGGCGATCTTATCAACAACGCCACGCGCAACAGCGTATCCAACGTTTTTGAAGAGACGATGCGTCCCCGCGAGCAGAAAAAGATGATGACGCAGATGCTTATGCCGCTGCGCGACCGTATTCTTGCCAGCGTGAGCGGGAACCACGAGCGGCGCAGTCTGAAGGACGCGGATGACGATCCGAGCTACGATATCATGTGCAAGCTCGATCTGGAGCACCTGTACCGCGAGAACATCGCGTTCATCAAGATCCAGATGGGGAAAGCGAGAGCCGACGGGTTGGCAAACCCAACGTATACCATCGTGGCCACGCACGGCGCCGGAGGCGGCATTTATACCGGCGCGGCGGTGAACCGCAACGAGCGCTTCGGCTACGTCATCGACGGAATGGACTGCCTCATTGTAGGGCACACGCACAAGCCGTTCGTTACGCAGCCGAGCAAGATCAAGATAAACCCGTATAACAATACGGTGTCTATGCGCCCGTTCAAGGTGGTGTCCACGACGAGCTGGCTTTTTTGGGGTGGGTATGCGGCGCAGAAGATGCTCCTGCCGTCCAGCCATGCCGTGCAGACGATTACGCTGACGGGGAAACGCAAGGAAATCGTTGTAACTATGTGAAAAAGGGAGCCGAAAGGCTCCCTTTTTCTGAATTATTATAAAGGATTAACGCGCCCGAGGCAATAATTTTCTGAGCTTTTCCACGGCGTTTTTCAGCGCGGAAAGCAGGATCTCCGCATCGTGCTGCGTTGTCTCCGGGCAGATAGAGATACGCACGGTCTCCAGCGCCTCTTTTTCCGACAATCCGCTGGCTATAAGCACACGGGACGGCTCCCGGCTGCCGGCGGAACACGCGCTGCCGGCAGAACAGCAGACACCCTGCGCATCGAGCAGGGGGAGGATCTGCGCGGACGGGATACCGTCGAACCGGATGGAGATAATATGCGGAACAATATCCCAACCAAAGTCTTCCACGTTTATATGGCATCCTTCTATGGACGGCGCATTGTCAATAATGTAGTCACGGACCGAATACATCCGTTCAAGATTCATGCGCATGTTTTCTACGCGGTATTGGAGCGCGGCGGCCATAGCCGCGGCAAGAGCCACGGACGGCGTTCCGGGACGAGCGCGGTTTTCCTGTCCGCCGCCATGGAAAAGCGGAGAGATCGGCGGAGAATTTTTCCTGGCATAGATAAACCCAATGCCCTGCGGAGCGCCGAATTTATGCCCTGCGGCGGTCAGATAGTCGCAATCGAATCTTCTTACAAATACGTTGATCTGACCGACAGCGGCTACACCGTCCAGGTGCAGGAGCGGATACTCTGCGTGATACCCGGCGATGCGTTTTCTGGAAAGGACTTCCCCGGTTTCGTTGTTCACATAGGGAACGGAAATCCCCAACGCCGGGCGGTTCACGGCATACTGCGGGATGTTCCAGACAGAGGCATGGGATGTATTGCCGTAAAGTACGGCGCCGTGCTTAAGCATAGTGTGGATCACAAGATTGTTTGCCTCTGTGCCGCCGGAACAGAAATAAATCTCTTCCGGCTCTGCGCCGATGCAAGCGGCGACGATTTCGCGGGATTCCTCCAAAGACTTCTTTGCGGCTCGCCCTGCGGCGTGCGCGCTGTCCGGGTTTCCTTTTGGCGCCCGCAGAAAAGCCGCTAAGGCGCATTCCAACGTCGGTGTGGATGCGGCGTGGTCGAAGTAGTACATGGGGACATTACCTCCGTTAAAAACTGCGTCAGACGGCGTGCAGAGCGCTCTGCGCGACCGGCGCGTCAAGGATATCGCTGAACGTTTCCGCAAGGGCTGTCTTGGTGAGGCGCTGCGCGTAAATGCGCGTCGTAGACGGCTGAGCATGGCCGAGGATTTCGGAAATGCTCTCGATGGGCGCGCCCTTTTCGAGCAGGAACGACGCGGAGGCGTGGCGCATGGCGTGGGTACGGCAGGAGGCTTCTTCGCCGAGAATGGACGCAGTATAGTTCTTGATAAGCGTGGAGAGCTGCTGACGCTCCAAGCCCTTCCACGCGCCTGTGAGACGGTCACAGCAGCCGAACAGCGGCTCGGTGTCCCCCGCGTCCGCCGGGCGAATACCGGAGCTCAGATACGCTCTGACAGCCTCCTGCGAAGCGGAGGGGAACGGGACTACACGGGGCTTATCTCCCTTCGTTACGCGGGCGTACAGGGCCTTCTTATCCCAGAAGAGGTCGGCGGGAGTGAGCGCGCGCAGCTCAGAGTTGCGGAGACCGCTCTGGAAGAGCAGCGTAACTTCGGCCTTCTCACGAAGCCATGTATGCGGCTTGCGGGTATACACCGGCTCTTCGGCGTTGAGAAGCGCCATGATCTGCTGCTCGTCCAGAATGTGGGAATATTCCTTCTTGTGCGCTGCGGCGAGCTTGCGCTTGGGAGGACGGAGCTCATCCGGCACGGCATTTTCGCTGAAGATGCGGATGGACACACCGTACTTGGAGAGCGCACGAAGATGCGTCAGGTACAGATCCGTTGTCACGATGGACCAGCTGCCGTCCTCTACGAACGCGACGACCGACTGCGGGCAGAACTCAGAGAAGCCGTTCTTCTCCATGCTCTCGCGGAAGCGGCGGAACGTGCCGGTGTAGGCTTCGATGGACGCCTCCGTCCACTCGTTGCGACGCATCTGCGCGGTGAACATTCTGACAACCTCATCGTAATTTTCAAACATCTTCGTGACCTCCTTTTGCTTTATGCTTTATATGCCGGGCAGACAGGCGTTTTGCAACCGCCGCCGGAAGAAAATTTTTCCTCGGAGCTGCCGCACGAGAGCGCGACGATCTCCTTTTCCCGCGCGGCCATGTCTTCCGAAAGATAACTGACGGTCGTTTCGCAGTATTCGCAGACGCGCTTTGCGTCTTCCGGGTCGAGAGGATGGTCGAGATCGTCGAGCGTGTAGAAGATCAGGTCGGAGAGCATCTGAAGAAGCCCTGCGGCGCGGCGGAAGGTGCGCTGATCGCGCTGGGCTTGGAGGAAAAGGGAAGTGGATTCGCTCATGCCGCTTCACCTCTCAGAAACTTGTCAAGGAAATACTGCTGGCCCTTTCCGGTGACACGCGGGGTACGGAAAATCTTCGGGGGATGATCGGGCGATGTGCGCGTAGACTCAACGATGCGGAACAGACCGCGCTCCATGCTGTACTGTGTCGGCATGTTGCGGTCAGAGCCTTTCTTGATAAGATACCCGTGCTCTCGCAGCCACACAAACAGACGCTTCTCACCGATGTTGATCCCGTTCTGTTGGAGAAGTTTTGCCAGATCGCGGATCAGAATGCCGTCCTCGCTGGCACTGACGGAATCCGCAAAGAGAACTTTCGGGGCATCGGCGGCGATTTTTGCGTTGAGTTTCTTTGTTTCGTTCAGAGACGCAATCAGGAACTGCTTCGTGCGCTCGTCAGCATTGGGGAAGTAACTGTTCACGAAAAATTCTTCTGTGGCAACAAAGCCACCTGTGTGATTGATCGTAACAAGGACTTCGTCGAAGATCCAGCTCTCAAATTCATCTGCACCGGGAAGCTGCGACTTTGCCGCGAGACGGTAAACGTCGCCCTCCGGGATGAAGTTAATCTGCTGGATCTTCCCACTGATAGGGGTAGAACGTTTCGTTATAGCCCTACAATGGTCATTGACTGCCTTGTTCGGGTTGCTATAACCGAGTGCTCTTGCCACATCTGCGCCGCAGAAAAGGGTTTTTCCGTTCTCGGTGATTGTGCGAATGGTGCCAAACTTTTCGCTGTTGAATACGCGCAGGGAATTGTTCATAAGAATCCTCCATCATAAAGAAAGTTATCTTTCTTGACCTTGATGGGGAGGTGTAGTAGAATATTTACACGTTCCTCCATCAGGGAACCGTACAGCGTGGCATCGGAAGGTCGAAATTCTCTGCTGCGCTGTACTCTTTTTTCATTTCTTCAGACCGTCATAGACGATTTTTATGCCCTCACGGATGATCTCGGCCTTGCTTTTTCCCGTGACTTCCACACAGTATTCAAGGCGTTCGATATCTTCTTTGGACATCCTAATCCGGGTGCTAAGCGTCTTAGGATTGTCGGTCGGTCTACCTGTTCGTGGAGACATTCTGCACCTCCTTTTGTGTCCACAAATATATGATATATTATGTGGATACTAAAGTCAAGAGAATTTTGAAGTTTTTACATCGTATATCTCCGGCTTGAAACCGTCGCCCGCGGGCTTGGCTTCACGCAAATTGCTGCAAGCGGAAACGAGGTTGTACGCTGGGAACGAGTCAAAAAATATCTCGCAGAATTGGGCGTCCCCACAAGTGGGGACGGCAATCCCCCCCGATTTTATCCCCGAAAACATCTTCAGCCGAGAAAGACCGCTTATTGGCGGGGTGTTTCTTTTTCCTCCCTCTGTCGCGGGGGGCAGCGTGTGGACACGGGCCCGTGCAGCGGCGGGCAACCAGTTCCAGCGCTTTATGCAGCGCGTCCCGCTTGGAAGCGGCGGAGGCGACGATATAGGCGGGCGGCTCCGAATTGTCGTCCGCCGTGATCGTGATGCGGTAGGTTTTCAACAGCACCTGATTTTTCTGCTTAATCACCGGTGGGTTCCCCTTTCCCTGTAATCAGTTCCGAATAAGGCAAGGTCTCGATCCATGCGCACAGCTCGCGCCACTCGTCGAGCTTGTGGTTCCAGCGGGATTTGTAGATGTTCGCCAGAACCTCGTAGTTCAGCATGATCGTTCGGCGCTGGTTGTAGCTGGACGGCAGAAGCTGGATCATCTGCCACCAGTGCTTTTTGTCTTTTGATTCGAGATATAATTCCCGATAGGAGTTCAGACATTCGATTGTTGTTAACAGCGCCTGCATTGGGCTTATGCGAACCTCAATCTCCTGAGCACCCATGCTTACGGAATTGATAATATGTTCATGGCTGAAATCATCCAGTTCAAATTCCTTCGCATGGATCTTATGCATGGTGCTGCACGAGTCCGTCACCGTGCCGACCTTGTACTGATCGGCCTCCTTCCACCAGTACAGCGGCGCTGTAATATCAAGGTAAACGGCGATCATCCGCATGAATTTACGATGGTCTGTTCCGGCATTGCGAAGGCGAGTCATGAGATCAAGGTCATTGTCCTCGATAAGATACATCTGTTGCATGCTTTTTTCAGATTTGTCGCACATTTTGTCATAAGGGCAATATTCGCAAGAGCCTTCAATTGGAGGATGACCATACTCAGAGCAATATCTGCTGTCACTCTTCTCCCAAGAGTTCTTAGGATTCCGCATCCCCCGGATCGCGGCTTCCCAGCCGAAGGTTTCAACGTTCTCAATCTTTATCATTTTCTTTTCTCCTGTTCTTTTTCTGCTTGATGAGGTAATGGAGAATGGCGATCGCTTCTAACAAAAGCGCAATATCCACCGATACGATCGCCGTAGCGAGGGCTAAGTACAGCGCATCGGGCATATCAAAGCCTCCCGACGGCTCGCGCGGCCATATACTGCCCGTAGGTCAGACCGGCGGCGCGGGCCTTTTTGGATATGTCCGCGATGGATTCAGCCGGCTTTTTTGCCGCTCTCTCGGCAAAAGCCTCTTTTGCTTGTTTCTTTCGGTACAGCACGCCATGCTGATCGCAGCAGTACTGTTTATTGGGCGAGTTTTTCCAAAATTCCTGCCCGCAGTACGGGCAGCGGACGAGACCGAAACGGCGGTTTTCTCCAGAATTGGTGTTCAATGAGCCGCTTCCTCCCCGATGAGTTGATCTGCACATGACAGCAGGATATCCGCCATGAGGTTGACGCCGCATATCACGCCGGCTTGGAAATCCTGAGACGTTGTGCTGCCTTCCCACATCCGCGGCTCGCGGATGGCTTGGTGCTCGGCAGCACAAACCCAGTTTTTGACGGATTTGGTCAGTCGCTCAATGATCTGTTTATCCATGAATCGATCTCTCCTTCTGCGCTGTCCAGCGCTTCTTTGAATGTTTTTCCCGTCCACTCGTAGTGGCGGGCGGGCCCGAGCACATAACAGTGCAGGACGATTTTAAAGAAATCCGGTTCGTCCGTGTGCTCTCCGTCAAAATAATCTGGGTAGCTGGCCAGAAGCTCGAATGTGCCCTCATAGCTCTTGTAGCACGGATCTTCTTCAAGCGCCCGCCGTATCGCCTGCATGACACGCCGGCGGAGAGCCAGGAAACGGGAATAATCGCCATCAATCGGTCGCATTGATTGCTTCCTCCAAACTTTCAAAAAGACCCTCTGCGCCTTTCGGCGTCGGCAAATACGGATTCAAAATTTTCTCCCGGACTGCTTGCATAAGAAGCCGTTCTGTCTCACGTTTCGACATGGGCTTTGGTTTTGGCTGGATTTCCCCGCGCTTGGCGGCCATAGCCGTGGGATTCGTTTTGTGCTGTCCCATCGTTAACCTCCCCACAAGGCACGGCGAATTTCTTCGTAGCTCTCCGTTACCTTTATACGTCCAAACATAGTGTCTGGGGTGAAAACCGCTATCCGGCATCCGTTTTTTTCGCGCTCAACCCATCTTATCTGGTTGCAATTCAGCAAATAGGTTTCCGCTTCACCACCAGTGGTGGACACTCGGTGTACTTCGATAAAATCACTCATTCTTTTCCTTCCCTTCTTTTTCGGAGATGTTCACGAATAAAATAAGAATAAATGTTCAGCAACACGCCTTCTTCAGTTTCGTTGAGGGAAATGCCCATCATCGCATATTCCGGCCGCAGCACAAGGTGGATTTTGGCTTCCTCCCACTGTATAAGGCTGGCAACGTCAGTCACTACCATTGTCTTCCTCCTTTACTTCTTCCAGAAAATCAAAACTGTCGAGAAAGTCGTTGTACTGCCGGATGCAGGATTCCAAAACCGGGAAGTTCTTGATATCCTTCTTGTAATTCTCGGAATAAAATGGCGTATAGGGCTGCCCAAATTCTTCGTCAAGTACCAGGATGTTGTTGAAGTCGTCCCAGACATCCAGATCCGGTAAGAAGCAGATCGACACTGAAAGCTTGTGGGCAAAGCGCCGCTCGGCAAACATAAACGCCTCTGCATGTATCCATGCTCCGCCGGGCCGGAATCCCGCGTCCCGGAGCTGCTGCACGGTCGGGACGTATTTCAGCTTGTAGCTTTTTGCCTTCATCCGAGCCCTCCGACCGCAATAAGCGGGCAGTCGCTGCGCCTGTACTGCATATCGCAGGGATTTCCCTCAATGCGCCAGATTTGTTTATCTGCAACGCCGTAGCAGACAGGGAAGTCATCGTTTGTATACCCACACAGCGGACAGTCGCCGCAGGATTTTGGCATGGCGTCTACCGTAATGCTGTAGATTTTCATTCCGCACCGTCCATTCGTGCGCCGCAATGAGGGCAGAACGCGCTCTTGCCCATAAACGTGTTGGGGTTATGGCAGATGGAACAACTATAGGGCTGATAAAAATCGTGTAAAACGCCCTTCCAATTTTCCCTTTTTACGACAAGCGACACCCATTTCCCGTGCTGTGCAACTGGCGAATATTGGTTGCACTCTGCACAAGGTTGATTACCAGCCGCTCGACAAACGAGATAATGATTGCAGCTTGGGCAGATGCTTTCTGTTCCTGCCTTGATTGTCTGGTCGATATCAATCATTTTCTTTATCCTCCACTCTCCATCCGCTCATTTTTGCTCCACAGTTTGGGCAGTAATTCCCGCCGCGCACATAAAACGCCATAACATAAACTTCATACCCGCAGCACGAGCACTTTACAACTTCAAACTGCTCAGAGCAGTTTCCATAGCGAGAATGCGCCCACTTTCCATGCCGTACAGGCGCAACGTCAGCGGTCGGGAAGTTTGAAATCGTCTCGCGCGCGTCATGCAGAGAAATCAACGTTCCGTTTACGTTCATCATGTCATCAATGTTGAACTTACGAAGCAGCCCGTCGCGCTTTATGTATTCATCCATAGTTTTCTCCTTTCGGTGCTTCATTCCGCACCGTCTATCTTTGCTCCGCAGTTGGGGCAGTAGGCGGGAAGTTTTTCCGCTGTGGTAACAACACCCGTGCCCTTATGCGGATTTTCGCCACACTCGGAGCAGTTCCAAACTTGGAAATCGGTGTTGTATTTCCACCGCCCATGCCGCACAGGCGCAACGTCGGTGGCGGGGAAATCTTCAAGCTCATTTGCCAAATCTTCAAAGGCTTCGGCAATTATTCCGCTTTCACCGCCCAGCTCTTCAAACGCGCTTTGTGCTTCTTTCGCTTCCTTGCGGATGTAGGCGATCACGTCGCTCTTTTTCATGTATTTATCCATTGTTTCGGCCCCTTACTTCCGTGAGAATTTCCTTCAACAATTTCTCTACGCGGAGTATCGCGTCGTAAATCAATGCGTCCCATCCCATTTAGATCGTTCCTTTCTTTGGATTTTTTGTGCCGTGCTCCGGTATTTCTGCGGGAGAGGGAACACGGTTATGAGTACGTCGTTATTGAAAATGTACATGTTGTTACAGTAGATGCGGATGTTGTTGGCGGTCTTATGCTTCCAATACAGGGCGGTTATGTAGCGGTTCAGGCTGCCTTTTGTTTCGCAGTGGCGGATGCCGTTTTCGAGCGCTTTCTGCGCGTTCTTTTCGGCGGAGCGCTTCGGGAGACCGACGCGCTCCTTTGTCCGCTGCACGGCGTGGTCCGTCAGGTGGCACATTCCGCAGCCGCTTTCTCTTCCGCCTCGATCATCCAATCGAGATATACCGCCGCTTTGCGCAGATCCTCCGTGCCGTTCTTGAGCCGGTAACGCCACAGATACTTGATGACGTTTCCTTTGCAGTAGTCGGCGAACTCCTTGTCGCCGAGGCTTGCGCGGATCGCGTCGATGCACTCGATGCCTCCCTGCGTGTAGTGCTCCGGGTGGCTGACAACATTGTTTTTCTGCTGGGTCTTTGCGTTGGGCGGAAGCTGCGAGGCGGAGCACATAAGCTTCACGGCTCTGTCGTCCCAATACTCTGTGGCGCCGACCTTGCGCGGGTCGTTGCCCCAGAGCTTTTTCATGGTCTCCGTGTTGTCGTTTACAGCGTCAAAGGTCAGGCCGACATTTTCACACGCTTCGAGGGCGGCGGTCAGGTAGTCACCTTCGCGCGTCGTCCAGAGAATCAGTTCCGCGCCCTCTTCTTTGGCGGTTCTGGCGGCGTTGATCGTCGGCCAGATGGGCTTTTTGATATCCGGCCAGTCGGTTTCAAACAGGGTGTTGTCGAAATCTACCGCGATGGTGCGCGGCATTTTGGGTTCACTCATTTGTTGTATCCTCCAATACTTCGTTTTCCGGGAAAAATCCCGATTCGTCTATGCCGTCCACGGATTCCGGGACTTCTATGGCTTCTTCTGTGCTGCGCTCGGCGTCTGTTTCGGCGGTCGTCTTGGGGCGTGAGAAGAAAACATGCTCGACATGGAGATACTGCTCCGATCGGAGACGCGACCCATCCGCGCGCTTCTGGCAGCGGCTGCGGAGACTTCCCTGCACAATGATCTCCTGCCCCGGCTGGACGGAGGACAGCACGAGCTCCGCTACGCGCCCCTTTGCCCGGCACTGGATGAAGTCTGTATACAAAACGCCCATGTACCGGCGGTTGCGCGGGATCGCCAGGTCGAATGTCACATAGTCCCGACCGTCGATGTCGAGCTTTTCTTTCGGCAGGGAACAGAGCCGCCCCTGCAGAACATACTGGTTCAGCATGGGGAGCCCTCCCGAATGTGGGAGGTCGTTTCTACCTCCCAGTCGTGCTCGTCCTTGAGCGCCTGCTTCACTTCGGCAAGGCGCAGGTTGCCGGAAACGACGCTCTCGTTGATGGAGGCGAAGCGGCGGGAGAGAATGTGGAGAAATTCATCCGAGACACCCATATCGTCCACCAGGCACCACGCCATCATGGTAAGGATGTAGTCGGTCGTATCGTCGAACGTTTTTTTGCAGGCGCGCCGGACATCCGCCTCCGTACAGAGTACTTTATTCGGATTTGTTTTCTGCGACTTCCGGCTCATCCTTTTCTTCCTCCCAGATGATTACCTGATGTTCGCCGAGTACACGGCGGAGCGGCAGGTTGGCACCACCCAAAAGCACCAGCGCGTTGAGCACAGTATCGTCCGCCATGAAGCTGTCCGCCACGCACACGCCGTCCGTTGCGATGCCTTTGCGTGTGTCAACGATAACCGGCTGTCCTTCCTTGAGCTTCCGCCCGTTCGGTACGGAAAAAAGATACGGACCATTGCCGCTGGCCAGGTGCTTTACAAGCACGACATTGTGCAAAACTTTTTCTTCCATGTTGTTTACCTTCCTTCAAAAAAGTATTTATTCGGGGATTTCCCCGGTGATGCGCCTGGTGGCTACGGCGTAGTATTCTGCCGAGAGCTCTATCCCGATGAATTTTCGGCCGGTTCGGATCGCGGCTACGCCGGTTGACCCGCTGCCCATGCAGAAATCCAGCACCGTATCATTTGGGCGTGTGTATGTTTTTATAAGATATTCGAGCAGGGCCACGGGCTTCTGCGTCGGGTGAAACGCTGCCAGCTGCTTGTCGCTTTTGAAGCGGAGCACCTGTGTCGGGTAGCGCTCGGTGCTGCCGTAGGACGTAGCGCCGTAGGCTCCGTAGACCTCCCCTTTTCGACAGTTCCGCTTGCTGTACGCCGAGCTCACCTTTCGGGTATGACCGGATGTCTTCTGCGGGATATAAAGCGGGGGAGAGCGATAGAACACCGCAATGTTTTCCACATCCCGCAGCGGCTGCCGTTTGGCGTTCAGAAAGCCGGTAGGGGACGTTTTCTGCCACACCCAGTCGTACCGGTATTCCTTCGGGTTCGAGAGGCGCAGAGCGCTTCCAAACGGCTCACCGCCGAAGAGGAGAATGGCGCCGTCTTTCTTCACGACTCGATGCAGTTCGTCCCAGAGAGGGGCGAACGGTATGGGGCTGTCCCATTTGCAGCGCGTTGTGCCGTAGGGCGGATCCGCAAGGACCATATCCACGCTCCCGGCGGGAAGCTCCTTTAGCTTTGCTATGCAGTCACCGAAAAATAAAAGCTCTTTATTCTCCATGCCCGTACCATCCCATAAAGCCCGCCACCAGCTGAAGAAACTGGCGGATGTGTTTTTGCAGCTCCTCATCCTCCGGGCCGCGGTCGTTCCGGTCGTCGTTCAGAAACAAGAAGCACTGAACCGAAGTTACCCGGTCTTTCCCGCCGGGCATGATCGCAGACATCCGAAGCGCGGCCATTACCGCGCGCTCCTCTCTCGGGGAAAGGTCAATGAGATCGCCCCATGTCAGCTGCCCGAATCGGATGGCAATGTCTCGCGCGCGTTCCAGAGTGTTATCCATCGTATCTATCTCCTTCGCCGCGGCTCGTCATCCCGCGGCTTTGGTTTCAGTGTAACGCGCGGGCAAAAGTGCTTTGTCCGTAATTATGTACGTTTCTCTCTTTACACCCTATATGGCAATCAGGCGGCCATTTCGCAACCGACGGGGAAATAAAAAATGCGCAAAGACTCAAATGAATCTTTGCGCATTACTGCGTTTGGTTTTTGTTTAATTCCGGTTACTGTGTACCGTCGTTGTATACAACGATATCGTCGATCTTCAGCTTGGCCAAGTGGATGATCCCGTCTTTTATGGTACAGGTAATATTCCATTTTGACCGGACGGTCGCGCCATAAAGGTTTTCGGCATCGAAATAACCTTCACCTTTCCATATATTAAAGCCAACGTCTTTTATTGTGCAGTCGCGGAAGAGGCACATTTCCATTGTGGACGGGCAGTTTAGATACTTTGGTATTGTCTCTTCTGCAATCAGATAAACGGCCCACTTCGCGTCTTCTTCGCTGACACCGGAATTGGATTGACTGCTTGGTGTGGGGGCTGGCGTTGAACCCGATTGCGGCACCACTGTCGGGTCGGGCTCCCGGCGGCTCCAGTACCCGCTTGCATAGTCATTTCCGGAGTTGTCGATTATTTCCAGCGGCGAAACCTGCGTCGGCTTTTCGCTGCGGGAGGACTCCACAGATGGAAGTGTGCGAAGGTATAAAAACCGATATATTTCATCATATTCCGACTCCGTAAGCGCGCAATCCATAACAATCGTTACATCTGCTTGCTTCTCCCATGTCGAGGAGAAATCTCGCACATTGTTTATAATAACTTTTTTGATTGGGATACCGGGAAACGCCGCGCTAAAAACATCCGTTATGTTTGAGCGTATCGCCGCCTTTTCAGACCTTGGAAGAATTACGAGTGTAATGAAAAAAAACAGAGCGATTATGGCTGTCAGAATAATCAGCAGGAGTTTCAGCGGAGTTTTTGATACAACAGGCAGATTTCCTTTTGGCACCGTCGCTTCTGCTTCCTCCTCTGGTTCCGGCATTTTCTCCCCGCAGGCAGAACAGAAGCGCGCTTCGTCTTCCATTTCGTGGCCGCATAGTGGACATTTCTTCATTTTGATTTCCTCCCGACTTTTTTAGAGGCGTGCTGAAGCTGTTTTGCGCTCCCTGCGGGGTTTACCGCAGGGGGCGCCTGTGCGTTCTGGGGGTATCGCGTCAGTCTTCGTAGGGCTGCGTCATGTCTACGGTGAAGGTGAAGCCCTCGGCGGTGAGCTCGGTCTTGTCGGCGGAGAATCCGGCGTCGTGGAGGTAATGGACGGCGATCTTGTTGATCTCGGACGGGATGGGGAGAGTCAGGCGGACGGTGTTGATGTCGGTTTCCTCGCTCTCCGCTACACGCACGAGCGCGCCGGGGATCTGCTTGGAGGCGGACGTTGCGTACTTAATGACGCGCTGGAAGCGGGGCTCGTTGATGGAATAATTAGCGTTGGATTCAGACATGATTTTATTTCCTTTCTTTTCGCAAATTTGTTTGCAGATTTGTTTGTAGATTTGTTTGCAGAGTTTTATGTTGTTTGTGAATATTATAGATTAGCTGCGCACGGCGCGCAAGGGGAGTCAGTCGAGATATTTTGAGGCGGCGTCCATAGGAGAGCTCCCGGAGGTCTTTGTGTGGCGCCTGGAACGGACGGCCTCGGGAGCGGCGATGCACCCGCCGAGCCACGCGGCGCAGAAGATCACAAGGCCGGAAACAACAGTCCACCAGATGATCGAGTTCATATCCAGCGCAAAGCCGATGAGCATCACGGCCGTCTGAACGACCTGACCGAACAGGAACATGAGAAGAAGTCTTACTGCTTTTGTACTCATTTTCTTTTGTCCTCCTTAAGCGTGACGACGGTGAAGCTCTGTGACGGTCTCGCTCCGTTGCGCAGCTGTGTGCGGACGATGTACTCGGCGTCTCCGGTGTAGACGTACACGCGGGCGCGGTTTTTGTCTCCGGTATACTTCGCTTTGGGGACCGACGTTTCCAGATACTCGACGGTCAATCCGTCGTGCCGATCTGTGGTTCTTTTGATGATGCAGGGTGCTCGCATTGGTGGGTTCCTCCTGTATATTTATTTTAGGGTCGCATTGATGAAACGCTGCTCAAAGGTCAGCTCCGGCATATACGCCGTGCCGTATGGGCGCGAGGGCAGCGCGAGGGAACGGGCAAGCCGGGCTTCCCATGCGGGGAGCGTGCGGAGACGCGGAAGCTCTACCGTCTGCGCGAGCCGGATAAAGTCCCGGCACATTTCTGCATAGAGTTCATGATCATTCGGAAACAATCTTTCTACTACATCCAAGTAGTAATAACAGGCGGCGAGAGCGTCGGGGAGAAGGCGCAGGTCTTCCGGCTCGCGCTCTGCGTGGACGCAGTTCACGGCATAGTCCAGGCATGCCTTGATATATGTCCGCGCCTGCTCTCTGGACGCCCCGGAACGCCGGGAGAGAGACTTTCCGTTCCATCGCTGGATATGTACCGGCCAAGAGGTTTCCGGAACGTTCTTCGCCAATTCTGCGCATTTCATATTGAACGCCAGGTCTTCGCTCATGCGCAGATCGTTGGGGAAGGTGATGTCATGCGCGGCCAGAAAGTTGTAGTTGTACATTCGCCCGTGCAGCCAGGTGAGCTGTTCGCGCCCGACAACTTCGTAGCAGCCGCGCTCGCTCTCGCGCAGGGTTTTGCCGATAACGAAGGCCGGTCTTTCCGGTATCGCCTGCTGCATGGTGGCGATGGCGTGCGGGAGCAGAAGGTCGTCCGCGTCGAGGAACATCAGCCACTCGGATACGGACGCCATGATCCCGAGGTTCCGCGCTGCGCCGGCGCCTTTGTTTTCGTTGCTTTTGATGCAGCGGAGCCACGGGCGAGAGTCTGCGGCGGCCTCTACGACGGCTTCCAGCTTTTCGTCCGCGCCGTCGATCACGACGGTCGCCTTGAAGTCTTTGCACAGCTGCAGGTCAAGGCTTTTGATGGTGTCGCCGATGGTGTCGGCGCAATTATGCGCGGGGATAATGATGTCGATGGGTTCTGTTTTCATTTTCCGCCTCCTTTGCGGTCTTTGTCTTACACTTGCTATGTCATGTGTAATAGGAATTAACCGGGTGGACAGGGTTTTATGCAGGGAGCGAAAGGAAATCGCTGGACGCTACATCCGTGAGGTATAGTCCGGGGTTCTCCATAAGTTTTTCGTAGGCATCCTCGCCCTGAAAATCATCAATGACGGCGGCCTCTTCCGGTGTCATGTCTTTGTAGCGCTTCCTGCCGTAGCAGGGCGGCAGCCAGTTTTTCTTCTGCGCGGCAAAGATATTCAGTCGGTCAATGATGCGCTGCGCTTCCGGACGAAACTGAATGTGGCAGGTTCCTTTTTTATAGAATTTTGCTTTGAAATAGGTGGTTTCTACGACAGTATCACCACACTTGACGGCGTAGTCGATGAAATTCCGCAGATTTTTCCGGTCGGTAGTTTCTCCCCGGTCCAGATAGTTCATGGCACGCTCCAAGTCGGAAAGTGGTGTGCTGATATAGTAGGAATCAAGTTTATCTTTCGTCCATGAATACGACGACCCAAAACCATTGATCGGCAAAATGGCTTTCATCCCGACCTTGTGCGCCTTGTTGGTCGCCCAGCCGTTAAAGTAGTGAATGTTCTTGTTGTTTTCTTCCCGGATCCACGCATACTTTCCGGAGAGCGTTTCAAAAAGGTCGAGAATGCTATCTTCTATATTGGCGGAGAGCTGGGCGCGAATGTCGAAGAACACCTGCTGCAGGTTGTACAGGTTGAAATCGTAGTGCTTTAGGTCACTGATCTTTTCGCTGTACTGCTTCTGCATTGCAGAAGTCATACGGCTTGTAATTTCTTCACGGGAGAGAAAAGCGTTCCAGTATTTATACCGCAGCTTCTCAAGATAGCGGTTGACGCTTCCGGACGGAGCCCCTTCGCCCAATTCGCGTTCGCCGACAGCCAGGGAAATCAGCGGCTTCTCATAGTTCGTATGTCCGTCCATCAAATATGGACGCATGGCAGCGTATTCCCGCAGGAGGGCGATACCGGCCTTCGCTTCAAATTCGTATCCGTGGATAAGGTTTTCCATCCAGTTCGCAGAGGCAATGGAAGAGGCTTCTCCCGGCTCGATTTCTGCGGCGCTTTCGGCGCGCTTCAAGTAGCTGATGATATTCGAGCGCATGGCCGGAGCGGAGATGTTTACATGGATAATGGCTACTTCCACGTCGGATTTTCTGGCGGCTTTCTGGAAAGCGCCCTGCACATATTCCACATGGGCGTGGTACTCTTCCAGCTTCTGGAGCAGGGCTTTGCGGCGGTTTGTATATGGATTTTTCAGCGTTTCCGCGTTGAGAAGACAGAGGACTTGACCGCCGCCGGATTGAATGTCCAGCGCTCGGAGGAGGTGTGCATCGCCGTTGGAGAACGGCGGGTTCATGAGGATCAGATCGTAATGTTTGTGCGTGTGGAATTGCAGGAAGTCGTCGCCGATGACACGGAAACCGGCGCCCTTCAAAAGCCCCCGCAGATTTTGGTCTGCTTCGATCACGTCTGCCAGCTCGAAAATGTCTTCGTCTTTGCCGTAACGCTGGGCGGCGTTGTATTTCTGCAAGGCATACAGCAGATCGCCTTTCCCGGCGGACGGTTCCAGAACAGAGCGGATCGGAGCGTCGCGGTCGAGACAGGCGAGCATCTTTCCGGCCAACCAAGACGGCGTTGGATAAAATTCTGCGTCAGGATCAGCGGGCAGGTCTTTTATGTCGGCGCTGGTCGGCGCGTTCCCGCCGTGCTCTTTCAGCGCGCGGACGAAGTTCTGCTTTGCCTGAGCGACAGAGTTTGCGGTTGGCACCGTGAAAGTATAGGGGCGATTAGCAAAAGCGTGATAATATGTTGTCCCGCGATAGGGGTTGTATACCTGCTCGATGCCGCCGATTTTCTTGCTGCCTTTATAGATTCCTATACGGCGCTCACCCCTATACGGCTTTTCCTCCTGAAAGATCAGACTGAGAAATTCCTGTTCCATGTTCCGGCCTCTTTCTGTGTAGATTTTCCTGTGTATATATTGATGATGTATATTTGCGGGGAGCGCCGGGGTTAACCGGCGCTTTTGTGCAGCTCGTTCCAGCGGCTTTCAAATTCGGGGCATTTGGCTCTGCGAACAGGCAGGAGAATACCGTCGCCATTGTCGCCGCAGAAGTAAAGCGGGGAAAGCTCCGTCCGATACCGCGCTTCCTTGCAGTCGGGGAAGATCGTCACCATGTCCAGCAGGAACGAGGCGTTCACGGCCGGCGTATCACTGCCCCACCAATACAAAATGGAATCCGGCTTGATGCCGGCGGCCTTCTCGGCGGCGATGTATGTCTTGAGCTCGGCTGCGGTAGGGAGCCGGAGCGACTTGCTGGCCGCTTTGGCGCAGCCGTCGATCTGCGCTTCGAGGTTCGGAAAGCTCTGTTCCAGCACGGGAACGCCGGAGACATTTTTCAGCCGGACTTCCCGCTGCCCATCGCAGCAGCACCAGGCGGAGCCGTCGGCACTTTTCCACACGCCGCGCATGTCGTTGCGGGCGCAGGTCCGGATGATGCGCTTCACCGCCTGGATGGCAGAGCCGCAGGACTTCGCGGCCACACGCTCCCGGAGCTCGGCATAGACGCGCAGCGCCGGATACAGCGGCGCGACGGTGTAATACGCGGCGGGGTCGTTGAGCATTTTGTCAACCAGGCGCTGCATGTCGGCGTCGCTCCGCCCCTCGTAAACTTTGAGCACTCCGTGCCGGATCGCGGTTCCGGCCATCTCCAAAAGTTCGGTCTCGGTCATGTTTTTCTCCTTTCTGTGTTGGCTCAAATCCTTATTTCTTTGCCGTCCTTAACGACAATGTATTTGTTGTCGCCCATCCAAACTACCGCACCCTCGGACACTCCGTATTCTTCGGCGAGTTCAAGCCGGTCTTTCTGCGCTTTCTCGATTGCTACGTTTCTCATGTTTTTCTCCTTCCTGCCGCGTGCTTTGCGGGGCTGTACACTCTATATGGCGGTCAGCCGGACGTTTTGCAACTGAATAATATAAAGAATATTTATTCACAATCCGAGACTTCGCGCGGCTTCGGCGGCCTTCTTTTTGTCACGCTGCGCAAGCTGCAGGAGGACGTACCGCGCCGTCTCCGGCGATCCGTTTTTGGCAAGGTCGGAGGCCATGCCGATGATGCCCTCGTCCGGCAGGAGACGGATCAGCGCGGAAAGGTTGTCGGCTTCTTCCTCTCTCTTTTTCTGCAGAGTTTCCAATACATCATTCATATAAGGCGCCGGCTCGACGCTCTCAATATAGCCGCCGGGCGTGTAGCTCTGGAGACGGTTCGCAAATTCGACGATCTTTGCGCCTTCCTGCTTGTTCTCCTCCGTTGCCCCCTGCCCGAACTGCCCGCGCTCCATCAGGTGACGGCCAAAGGCGCGGATGTGCTCGCACAGGCCGCCGTCCCCGTCTCCGAGGTCGTAGCGACCGCCTCCATAGACGACCTCGCCGTCCTCCTCGATGGAGAATTTTGTCTTGTAATAGCCGCCGTTTTCGGCGCGCTTCTGCTCGTCAAACGTCTTGAGAATGATCTCGGCGGCAGCGACGGAAAGCACCAGCTCGTCATCCTTCCAGCCGTAGAACGCGGGGTGCTCGCTCCAATGGATGCGCACGACCGGCTGCCCCTCCTCAATGGGATGCTCGGCGGCGGTCTGCTCGATGAAGCGGCGGCCGTTGTTCTGTTCGTTCAGCGCCTTTTCCCGGCGCTGAAGCTCTTCCTCGTGCTCTTTTTCGCGGCGGGCGTTCTCTTCGGCAAGGCGGAGAGCGTGGCACGCTTCCACGTCGGCGGCGGTCGGCTGGCCGGGATCCTCGGCGGCGTTGAAATCGACGATCTCCCGCTGCCAGCGGACAATGTCGGCCTTGAGCGCGTCGATATAACCGGCCCACGGCTCGCGGCTCATGCCGGAGATCTTTTTGCTCACGCGCTCGATGCTCTTTGTTTTGCCGCATGCGTTCGCCTTCATCGCCGCATAGCGGGCGAATTTGTAGAGGGGATGATCGGGGAAAAGCGTGGCTCTGTCGTGCTCGAAATAATCGGTATAGCTGTCGCTGTCGTTCTCTACGGGGAAAATGTCGCGCGGGAGGTCGTCGTAACCCGTCGCGTAGATCGTGACGCACTCGGCGCCGTCGTGGCGGTTGTCCAGGGTATAGCAGCAGCGGGTGAGCTTGCGCTCGCCGTTGACGCGCAGGCCGTTATAGTAGAAGCGGATGGACTCGGTTTTATTCTGTGTCATGATAATGACCTCCTTTTGCTTTATGCTTTATATGCCGTCCAGACGGCCGTTTTGCAACCGAAAAAATAAATTTTTTGCGATATTCCCGCACTTTTTTCTATAGATTTTTGTGAATATATATTATAGATAAAATGAATATCCCGCCGGGGCTGGGCGGCTTCACAATCTGCTTTTTATTGTACGGCGCGGGGACAACGGGGTTTTTCATAAAAAAATACGCTCCCGGATCTCTCCGGGAGCGTTTCTTCTGTTGGCGTTTATTTGCCGGTCTCTACACGGACAACCGCCGCCAGCGTGCCGGGATGCGTAGAAACGACGGTCAGGCCGTTCTCCGCGCAGAACCGCAGCAGCCGGTTGTATTGCGCGCGGTGGTTGCCGTGGAAGGTCACTTCTTCGGTTTTCGCTCTGTCGAAAAACTCGACGGAGGCAAGGCCGGCGTTGTTGCGTTTGTTGTGGTCGTTGAGCTCCTGCTCGACAAAATTCTTGAGAATGTCGTTATTCATGATCTGCGCCTCCTTACGCTGTGGCGGAGAGCTCCGCCATTTTTCCGGTCAGGGCTGCCGCGCCTGCTTCGCACAGGGCGCGGATGTCGTCTGCGGTGATCTTGTGCGTGATCTTCTCCACCGCCGAAAACATGCATTTGCTCATGTCCGGGCGGTCAATGTCCACCCAGTGGCCGAGGCCGTGGGAGACATAAACGCCGGGGGTCTGCGCCGGGTAGTAGCGGGAGGCATTGACGCTGATCCGCACGCCGTCATATGCCTGGTAGCCTCTCCATTTTTTGTCAATGTAGATTCGGCCCTGGATGTATCCGCCGTCCTCCATGGGGATCTGCAGCTCGGCGGCTTTCTCGCCGCACATGACCAGATGGTAACGGCTGAGCGTCCAGCCGTTGCCCATGCGGGCGCTGCTCTTTTCGATGCTCTCGCGGGTGATCTTCATTTTGTTATCTCCTTTCGCGTTTCCGTTTTGCTTTTCTGCCCTATATGCCAGGCAGAGGCGCGTTTTGCAACCAAACGCAAAAAATAATTTCCCCCCGGAGGCGGCTTCCGGGGGGATTTTTTGCAGCGTTCCGGCGGGCGTTTCTGTGGTTCTTTGGGGCCTTTGTGCAGATCTCCGGGGGCGGCTTTGCAGAGCTTCAGGCGCAAGCCGGGGCGGGCGCGTTAAATCGTTTTGCCAAAAGCGGAGGCGCGTATCGCCGCCATTGCGCGGCATGTGCCCGCCGATCTCGCCCGGCTCGCCGTACCAGCCGGGCGGCATGCCGGAGGGGACCGCCTAAACTCGGCTTGTTCTGTCTGGATCACGCAAAAAGAAATGTCCCGTTTTTCTTATAACATTCATTCCAGAACGCGGCGGTTTCCTCTGCCTGTTTTTTGCTGGGGAAAGCGTTTGCCGCCTTGAGCCCGCCGATGGCGGACAGAGCGGAAAAAATGTTGCTGTTTGAGTCAATCCGCAGCACGTCGGCGTAATAGCCGGGGCAATACTCTTTGTTTTTCCGCTCCAAAAACGTCGTGCGGTTTTTGTCCTGTTCGGCCGTGTAGGCAATGTAAACGTAGCTCCGCATGTCAATCCCTTTCTGCCCTCGTGACCTCCGGGGCGGGATATGTTTTACTGTCTCGCGGCCATGGCCGCCGGGTGTGCGTGTTGGTGTGCGATCGTGCCGGCGTCCCTGCGGCATGGCGCCGCCGGGCAAATTCGTTGGTCCTTCGCCCGCGCCCGGCCCCCGTGAAATTCGGGCGGCTCCTGCGCGCCCCCGGCCCCCGTGAAATCGTTTTTCTTTTCGCGTGAGCACTGGGGGCGGCGCGGCTTGGCTGGGGCCGGCGGCCCTGGGCGCTGGGCCCGGCGGGCGGCCGGGGCGGCGGGGTTTACCGATCCGCCGGAGCGGCGGCGCTTGCTTTATATCCTATATGGCAACGACGGCGGCAAATTGCAACCGGCGGCGCAAAAAAATCCCCCGGCGGATGATCCCGCCGGGGTTTTGCACATTATATAACGTTAATTTGTTGTGTCGCCGTCGCCGGCGGCGGCCGATCCGCCGGGGGCGCTGTCAAGTTGGCCGATCTGGACGCCGCCTTCAGTCTCCAGCCGTTGATTAATCGCGCCGCGGATCCAGGCGTTAAGGCTTTGCCCTTGCGCCGCTGCGTGATCCTGCAGTCTGTCTTTGTCGCCGCTTTTAACATTAATCGCTATCCGATCGTATGCCCGTTTCTGGTATTTGTATATGCTTGCGTTGCTTGTTTTTCCGCCCATTAAATCATCACCTCCAGCATGTAATGTTAGTTACCTTTATTATGGCACGCAACCGCCCAAAATGCAACCATATTAGCACAACTATGCAAAACATATAAAAATATATTGGCAACATTATGCAATATTGCGCCTTGCATATTGGCAACACTATGCCTATAATGATAATCGAAAGGGGGCAAAAGCCCCGATCATGAGGAGGACGAAAAAATGAAAAAAACCGCTTATTTCCGTTTTATGACTACCGCGCCCGCTGAGATCCTGGACATGTGTGCAGACGCTATCGCAATAGCAACTTGCGGCCGCTGGAATTGGCAGGACGCCTACCGGCTCGAGCGTGACGTGCAGGCATTTCTCGAGCGCGACAGCGAACGCCCGGCCGGGGATCTCGAGACCGTGATTGTTTACCGCGCAATGCATTATGCGCAGCAGCAGCGCCGGGCCGCCGCCGTTCACTAATTAACCATTAACTAACATTTTAGAGGAGGACAAAAAAATGACTAACAAGAGACTGGAAAAACTGCAGCCGCTGCGTCACCGCGTCGCGGTGTATGTCCCCGGCACGAACGGCGTTAACACCGCCGCCGATAATGCCCGATATGTCCAAATGGCGGCCGCTACGCTGTCAAATCTTTTCGGCGGCGCGACGGCTACCCCGGCTATTGGTTATTGGATGAGCGACGCCGCCGGCCTTGTGGAGGAAAAAAACACTATTGTTTATGCCTATGCCGCCGGAGAGAATCTCGAGCGCAAGCTGGACACCGTAATAAATTTTTGCGCCGATATGCGCGCCGATCTGCAGCAGGAGGCTGTCAGCCTTGAGATTGACGGATCACTTTATTTTATTTAAGGGGGGCGGAAACATGAAAAACTTTTCTTGTTTGATCGACAGCGCCGAAAAGGCGCGCTATTTGCGGATCATCCGCGCCGCCGGCGCGATCCTGCTGGATGTTGCCGGCTGCGGCGACGGGTGTTATATCACCGTACAGGCGACGCCCGCACAGGCGGAAAAAATCAACGCGGATCTTCTGCAGGGGGCGCGCGTATGATCGTTTTAATTTTAGCGGCTGCCGCCGCCGTCGCCCTGGATAAAATCGCCGGAGAGATCGAATATAGCCGGGCCCGCCGCCGTGACGCGCAGCAGATCCGCAGCACGAACATTTGACAGGCGCAATGCGCCGGAAAGGATAAAATATCATGACTACACTCGAGACCATTTACAAGAACATCAACAGCGGCGCGACATACGGGCAAAACGTCCGCGGCTGCGCCGGAAACGTCTATTATGCGGCCCTGTCTGTCAGCGACGACGGCCGTTATATCAACTATAGCCATTATGGCTCCAGCGCCGTCGCAAATACGCCTGAAGAGCTTTCGGGGCTGCTGGATACGATCTACCACAAGACGCCGGAGGAGTTCGCCGCCGCCTATGTTTTGGAGCCTTGCGGGCGCTGGATTGAATTGAGCGACGCGGACAAATTCGACGCCCTCAAGGCCGCCTGCAGTGCCGCCTGCGCGCTCAAGCCGGCGAACGTCCGCGCCGCCGGCGGCTGCAAGCCGGTTGAATTGGTAGGCGACGCCTGGATCAGACTGGAAAGCCGCCTCCAGTCAGGGGATCCGCGCCCGCTGCGCGATCAACTATTATTTGCCGCTCTGGACGCGCTGCGGCATGAGGCACGCGAAAACACGCACAGTGTCGGCGGGAGCGCGCCGGATATTACAAACGCCGCGGACATAGGGCCAACCGAAACGGCGCGCGATGTCCGTGTGAGAGTCGCAGCGGCGCGGCCGATCGAGGACGCCGGAGAGATCCGCGACGCGATCAACGCCGCCGCCGGGGACGATATAGACGCCGCAATCATCCGCGGGGCCGCCGCCGGGTACACAAGCGACGACATAGGCGCGGTTATTGGCATGAGCGGGCAAGCCGTCCGAAAGCGGCTCAGCGCCATACGTGCGCGTATAGCGGCGTACAGGGACGGCACGGGCGCGGCAATGCCCGCATACCGGTGAGACGGTAAAACGGCGCTAAGCGCCAATACAAGCGCATACAGAGGCAACAGCAGCCCGGGGCACATGCCGCGGGTTGCTTTTATATTATTGGGGCGCGCTGCTGCGCTTGTGTGCCGCAGCCATGCCGGATCTATATCCGCATATGCCGCCGCCTCCAGCGTCCAGCGTCGGGGATCCAGGGGCGACGGCGCGCCGCGTCCCGCCTGGATCGTCGTCCTTTTTCTTCTTTGCTTGTTTCTTCTTTTTATTAGTTATTATATAGCTATTAGTATTTATCACTATATATAATTATATATCTAT